TAGTTTTGTACGGCACTAGGGGATGTTATTCATCCTCTGGATGTGTTAATTCTAGCAGTTTCCTAGATAAGATGTCAACTTGTTTTTCTAAGAGTTTCAATCTTTTCTGGTCGTTAGTTGGGCGGGGGGTGTACAATACCTCAAAATCATGCCTAGTTAATTTCTTGATAGTGTTGTTCATATCTACATAGCCTTCTTCTGATCCTCTGCACCGAACAAGTGTCTAGCCTGAGCTAAACTCTCTGTCTGGGCGTATTCTTTGACGATATGCAGGTATTCTTTCTCAACAATATTCCTAGCCTTCATCAATAACTCCCCGCGAACTGCCAGTGGCAGGCTGTAGAACTCTTTAGGTGAAATCTCGATCTTGTCTACTTGACCATCCTCAGTGAAGGTAACTTCTACCTTAGTAGGTGCTGGCACTTCTTCTTTGGAATAGTCTGGTTTAACCTCTGTAGCTTTCTTAGCTGCGGGGGGTTTTTTATTTGTCTTTGTGGTCATAATTAAATCTCCTCAGTTATTGAATAATCATAGGCATATTGATCTACTTTCTTAGTATGCTCAATAAGCTTACCTAGCAACGGGTATCGCTCAGTGATAATACGTTGAATCTCGTTAGCCACATCTATGTGTTCCCTCTGTGTACCGTGCGCGGTGCGTACTGTCAAGTATAAAATCCAATTACGAACATTGTTAGTCATATACAGCTTAGTCTTAGTGTTGGCAGGTAGCACCATACGAGCTACTTCCTTGGCTATACCTTGCTCTAGCGCCCAGTTGTAGGCATTGATAGACTTCTCCCACACTTGTTTTTGGATACACTCCCAATCGTCCTTAACTGTGTCAGGTAGGTCATCAATAGAGTTTTGTCTGTTCTTAGGGTCTTGACGTCTGGCGGGGACTAATTCAAACTCCGCATGTTCCGAATATCTACCTGAGAACTGTTGGAACGTAGCCGAGCGGTGCCGAAGTAGCTGCGCTGCAATAGGCATAGTAGTTTCAATCTCAAAGCCCAAGTAGCAGGATTCAAAGACTGACCAGTGTTTATGCTTAGTGCAGAACTTCAGTAAGCCGTCAATCTTTTCATTGTTCTGGTTCTTAGGGTTTGAAACCCTTGCAATGTAGGCAATAATACCCTCAAGGTCTTTCTCTTCTAAATCACCAACACCTTTGGTTTCTGTTACTAGTTTAACCTTCATCTAATGCTACCTCTACATAAATCTCTAATTTTCTACCAAGCTTAGTATAAATATCCCATTGCTTCTCTACTGTCAAGTCATCCCATTGCTTTTTCCACTCAGGAAAGGTTTTAAACAGTTCTTCTAAGAGGTTCCAAGAGAACTCCTCGGCTAACTCATACGTCAGTTTCATCTAAGCCTAGCTCGCCGCTCTGTTTAACAGTAATCTCAAAGTTATGCCCAATAAGACTAAAGAATTTCTCTAGCACCCGCGCTAGGTCATTATTATCCCATATCTCCTCGTCTAGTTCAAACTCAACCATGTTAAGACATTCGTCACATCGTTGCTGATTTGGTAAATATTTCAGTTTAATCATACTCCTGCCTCCTTAGCGTATTTCTTAACAATATCCATAATTTTCTCCTTAGGGTCAACCCAACCTTCGGGCTTCTTGATCTTACCTGATTTATCTTTTAGGAATTGGCCGTCCTTACCTACTTTAGCCAAGTTAGCAGTGCACACGGCATCCATAATCTCATTCAGGGCAGCCTCAATACTATCTTCAGGAATACCTAAATTAGACTTGGGGTCTAGTACACTAGGTATCTTAACCTCCCGCAAAGTCTTGCGAAGGCCGGACAATGCAACAAAAGCACTATCAGCAAACCCGTCCAATACTTCAAGGATAGCGCCGGGGGCATATTCTGCTGCCTGCATAGCACGATCTGTTTCCCTAGCCTCTTCAAACAGGAAGTTCACCGAGCTAAACGGGTTCTGGTGCTCTGCTTGTGAGAATTTTAATAACTTACTTAGCCACATAAACAATGATTTCCTTCTTCACAGGTTTAACTTCTACCCAGTCATCAGCATCACCGAAATCATAGCCGTCAAAGCTGTAATAACTGTACTCCATTTTATAATAGGTGTTACCAAACCGCATAATAGTGTAGCAATACTCCGTACCCCCTTCACCGCCACCCTCTTGGGTGATATGCTCATAACCTAACTCTTCTACTAGACGCTCCCTAACCTTCTTTTGCGTTTCGCTCCAAAAATCGTCATCAGCAAGGCAGTAGAACATACCCTCATCCTCATCCATTCCTGCCTCAATAAAAATCTTAACCACGTTATCGTACATGCTTAACCTCATCTTTTAAATTAATTAACCAATTAAAGCTCTTTGTTGATCGGTAATACCTATAATTGTCTACCATAAACTCATGCGCCCAATTCTTAGTTAGATGCACAATAGTCTTCTTAAGTGCCATATAGTACGCCTCTAAAGCTGACATCTTAAACTCTCTAGGTATCAACCATCGCTCAGCAGCAATAACATACACCTCCTCATGAAACATGTCAAGCTGTTTCTGTCTAGGTAATGCGGCAAACTTATCTTTGTCCACCAACACCTCCTGTCCATCTTTTAGTACCTCGGTGTACACAGGTTTATCATGGTTGGTCACTAACTCATGTAATCTATCATGATCAATATGATATGTAACAGCGTCAGTAAAAAACTCTTGTCTAGTTTTATCCAGAGATAAATAATCTTTTCCCCCATGAACCCTAGGCCAATAAGCATATAGTTTTTGGTATAACTCAGGTATCTTTTTAAAACCTAACCCTTGTAGATATGCTATATCCGACATTGTCTTACGCCAATGGACATCCCAGTTTGCGTGGGAGCATTTGATAGTTAGCACCGCCTCAGGGGTAGCGCACCCGTCCTGTGTAGGTACATTGTCCAAAATACCCTTGGGCAAATAGTGTATCTCATACCCAAAGTCTTTATGGGGCTCCTCCTCACCTGAGCGCCAAAGATCAATGTCCCTAGGTTGGCGGGGAGATACACCAAAATACTCTAAGGCTTTACTACCTACAACTATCTCAGTAGCCGTATCCATGCCATACTCCTAAGCTTTTATCTTCGTTTACTTTTAATACTGGTTTGTCTATAGCATACCTGATGTTCCTAACTTCGTCATATAAGGATTCCACGTTAAGTGTTCCTAGGGGCACTACAGGTAAATCCACCCAACCAATGATGCCATCATCATCGTAATACACCTCGTAGATACCAAACTCTCTGTTGTGTTTGTCATCTGGGTTCTTACAAATCACTCGGTAGTCCCAGCTCATTGCAACGTACCACCAACAGCTTGGTACATATAACTTTCAATAGACGCATCCAGTAGATCCATGATATGCCCAGCGTACGCCTCGGCAATAGTTTTATTCGGTAGGTTATCCAATGTGACCACCGCTGTGTAGGTGCCATCGTCGTCTTGCTCTACATACCCATTAAGGCTACTTGTATTTTTCATTAGAGTTCTACCCCTTCTTTAGCAGCCAACTCAGAAATAGCCTTAGTTAAAAAGGTATGAGTCATCTCAGCAAGTGTGCTGGCTAGTTCTTGTGTACTCTCTTCATCACCATCGTCTAAGCCCTTAATCTTTACCACAGGGATATGGTAATCTTCAAACTCCTCTACGGTACCTTCAATAATAATATCAGACATAGATAACTCCATCTTTGTATACTGTTTTTAACTCCCCACTATCCTCTAGGGATGTGTGTCTATCCACCAAGACCAGCTCACCACCCTCGTTGCGAACATGTAGCAGCCCTTTAGCCGACTTCTTCATCCCTGAGTCCGTCTTGGGGTCTTTGTAAATCTCCCGGCCAACTCCGTCAACCTCCCCATAGGTGGCTTTTACTGCAAAGCCGTAGGTATCCCGTGTGACATACTGGTAAGTGAATGAGCCCACACCTAGGACAATATTAGTAGAGGCGTACCCTTTAGCTCTTAGAGCCTCCAGCATAGATTTAGCTACCTCAGGAGTAATAGAATCGCCGTAGATAAGGCCTACATGAGAGTCTAGTACCTTATACCCCTGTTTGGTAATTTCACCGCCAAATTCTTCCCACAAAACTTCCACAGCACCTTTGTGCTCAAGTGTACCTTCCGGGGCTGTAGGGTCACCGCAAATAATTTTAACAGGATCACCCGAGTCTGGGCGGAAAACTACCTTCCCATCGCGAGCCAGTATGTCATCCTTCAGCCGCTTGGTATACTCGGAGATAACCTGCCAGAAGTCCCATGTATCAGACACAATAGACACAATACCTGATGGGTAGAGCTCTGTAATTAGACGCTTAAAGGTCTCGACCTCCCCTTCTTCTGTGCCCATACACATAACAGAGTGTTCCGTAGCGGGGACAGAGCAGCCTATTAGCTCCTTAGTGCAGTCCTTACCGTAATACTGTTCTAGGAGATCGATGGCTAATACTGAGTCAGTACCTTTAAAGTATTGCAGATGTGCGGCCCCTGAGATAGCAGCATCTTGGGGGCTTGCCATCCCACGGAAGCTGAAGTCGTGGGCTTGAAATGGCACGAAACTAGTGTCTCCTGTAGTTTCCTCTGCGTATTTAGACAAAAGATCGTGGTAGTATTTTGCTGTTGTTGCAGAGGTGCATGATTTCCACAGGTAGCATGACATAACACTTTCAATATAATTCACTAACCAAAAGAAGTCTGGGTGGGTGTTGTGTACAGTCAACATTGGTACTTTGATGGGTACTTCTGTGAGCTCCGGTAACGCCCTAATCTCCAGTGGTAGATATCCTAGTTGGTGTAATGCTCTAATATGTGATACATCCCAGTCCCCACCAAGTGCGGTATCTAGGCGCTTCTTATAGGCTTCAACAACGGCTTCCTCAGGCATATTAAAGAACATATCGTTAAATGTCTCGTCTAGGAACTCTTTAATAAAATAAGTTAACCCGAACATAACAACCTTACCGTTCCAATCCTTAGGTAGATTAGAATATTTACCTGACCGGGCAGTGAAGTTGGAGTAAACTAAGTTAGTACCCTCTGGATACTGGCGTCGGTGATCTGCTTTATAGAAATCTATGGCAGTTAACGGGTTAATTCGCATTATACTACTTCCTTTACTATTACTTTAGTGTTATGTATATCACACACTGTGTTTGTTGTCCAGATATAATTATAGGTATTTAACAAGGATTCTAAGCCTTTTGTAAATAACCCGTGGGTTACATACAATATAAGGGTTTCAGCACCCTTCTCTCTAAGCTTCTTAGCCAGACCTAGAAAAGTTCCACCACCATCACAAATGTCGTCCAAGACGAGTGCTGTCTTCCCTGTCAAATCAACATCGTCTACCTCAAAACCCGACAAAGCCCCTGTTGCTGTATTTCTAACTTTGTACCCCTGTACTAACGGAAGACCAAAAATCTCTGCTGCCCTAGCTGCTTTAGCTGAAGCCCCCTTATCTGGGGCGACTATGACAGTGTTTGGCCCCAGAGCGGCTACCTCCCTTTTGAAATACCGGTCGAGTATCTGCCACTGGGGTGTATTCGTGACGCTATTTAGGAGCATTTCCGGTACATAACTGTGCAAGTCGTAGGTGTTGACGTGGCACCCCAGCAGGTTTAATATCTTACATAGACCTTTAAGGGTGTTGACCCGCCCATCTACAGGTTTATCCTCCCTAGCGTAAGGGAAGTAGGGGATATCCACAACCGGTAAGTTTTCTGCGGCTACTGTTAGCAGGGTTGCCACCAACTCATCAGATGTCTTAGCGGTTAGGTATAGGCATCCCTCTGTCTCAAGACGAAGCTCCCCTGAGGGGTAGTGATTAAGTTTCATCAGTAATCTCCTCTAAGACAATTTGGTTAGTTGCGTAGTCTATACCTATTACATATTTGTCTGGGTTCCCATCCTCTTCACTAGGAAAGAGTGCAGGTACCATAATCTCCTTAACATAGTCAATGTCGAATCTTCCTCGGTATGCCATTACTTATCCTTTTCTTCTTGTTTGTCAAACCATGCCAGAAACAGGCAGTTACAGATTACATGATTTAGGTGTGGTTGTCCAGACTCTTCATCAGTTTTTTCACCAGACATATATGCCATCAGGTGCCTGAATAGTGCGTCTTTGTACCTATCCGTGTCTTCGCATAACTGCCAGTTATGCTTACTATACTTTTCTGCGCCCTGTGTCAATACTTTTACTGTAGGTGCAAACACTTCCCACGGTACTAACGACCACTGGTCTTTACCAAGGTCATGTTTAGTGAACTCTTGCCCCGGTCTTGTCCCTGCGCGAACCTTCTCCCATGCAGCAAGATAGTCTTTACTGGTGATAGTATTACCTTGGTTTACTTTCTCCCAAGTACGCCCCTCTAAACATAGAGAAAACTCCCAATCATCAGCCTCAAAAACACCATCCTCAGGGCAGGTATAAGCAACAGTTAGTACATCCCCTACTTCGACCTGAGCCCCTTCGGCACAGTGCTCAAGAATCCTAATCTTATCACCTACTCTAATCATCTTTTACCTCATGTACTAAATATGAAATCGGGAAATCTTTTCCGCCCCACCACTTTTCTGCGGCTTTACGGTCTTCTTCTGTGAAGTAGGGCCTACCACACTTACCTCTGCAGGTGGGCTCACAACACCATGTTCTATCTTTATACCCCATTATCCGCCAATCTCCGATGTTTTTAAAGCTTTACCACCCTTAGTCCAAGAACCACAATCCTTACACTGGTAGCGTTGGTATTTACCTTTGTTAGTCATAAAGAAACCTCTTTTCTGCATATCTATGCTGCTGCACTTAGGACATATAACATCCTCTGTGGGTAAATACAAGCCTGCATTTGGGTGATTTTTCATGTAAGGGCGTAGGCGTAGGTACACATCCTCAAGCAAAGTTACATCCTTCTTATTATATGTAACCATGGCCTTGAGCGCAGCTTTGCGGGCACAATAATCGCCTGTCAAGATGTCAAACCACAGGGCGTAAGATGTCTCAATCTTTGTGTCATCCACTAATCTATCTCCTAGGAAGTCTAGTTTATTAGAGGAGAATGAGGCTACTTTGCGAACCTCTTTTAAGGTGTCGATCATCCTGACCGGTGGCATAGGTTCTAGCTTATGGTAGATAACCCTTGAGTTAAGCTTCTTAATATCGAAGCGATCCCCGTTGTGGTGTACAATAATATCTGCCTCAGACACTACATCACGTAATGTTTGCACAACTTCTACGTCATCATCAGGGTCGGAGGGGTCAACACACACCGCATGAGTAGTCTTATCCCCTAACCATTTCCATGCACCGCAGAGCACTGTTTGATCCTTGACAATATTCTTAGGTGATATATAGTCCGTCTTAAGCGAAAACACCGCCGCCAACATGTAACTTAGTTCTATGTCCCAGATAAGAATTTTCATGGGGACCTCATTCGTTGTTATAATAAATCCATAAAGTCTTTAAATCTTAGCACAGCCAAAGGCTCTTGTCTATTCTTTTTTATTACTAAGAGTGGTTTTGTGTCTTTGTCTACGTTAGATTCTGTTTGTCGCCACCAAGCCCACAAAGATACTGTCTCCTGATTCTTGGCTTCTACTGAGTAGGGGAACTTCTCTACAGCAGCTTGGGATAATTTAATATCTGCCCCGCTTTGACCCATACCTGTAGATTCTACATCCCGCTCAGTTAATTGAGGGAACTTCTCTAGGATAGCATCCCTGATAAACTGCTGGAAACGACGGCCTTTGGATTTTCTACTTTGTGGGGTTTTTGCCATCGTCTATAACCCTCTGTAATTTACTATAGGCAATACCAATCTCTGATTGAAGACGTAGCAGGGCGGGGCCGCTAAGCCATAATTGCACATCCTGTGTGCAGTCCTGTGCGCGAATAGTTAATAAAGCTTTGCCGTCTCTTATACGGTCAGAACCGCGCATAGCTAAGACACCTTGGTCTACAATAGTTACTGAGTCTTTCTTCTCTACGCGAGCCCATAAATCCCTATTTTGCATACGAAGCTGCGACAGATCCTTAGCAATCCTCTCTTCAAACTCAACAGTATCCGCCAAGAGTTTGGTGAGCTCCTCACCTATGTTTATATCTGTCTTATCCATAAATAATTGCTCCTAGGTAATTCTTTATCACTTCTATATTAAGTTCATCCGCTTCCAACAACTCCACAGCAGACTTACCCTCAAAGGCTTTGTTAGGTGTGTGCATCCACTCTTTGATACGGTCAGTGTCACCCCCAAGCAGAGTGTGTAGATATTGATAAATAACTACGCAGGATAAAGGTACTGCTAAGGCGATATGCTCAGGTACACCCAATACCTTCACTGCCGTAGCCACAGCCTTCGCCAATATTTTATCCTCAGTAAGCATGTTAGAAATCCTCCGGTGGAAACCCGCTCATGATAAATAGTGCTGTTAGAAAACCACCTATCAATACACCCATAAAACTAGAAATTAGTACACACATCACGCACCTACTCTCTTTCTTAACTCATTCACTAGGGTGTATAGCGGCCCCATAATCTCTTTATCAGAGCAAAGCAAGTGTGTTGGTTTATCTGGGTATTTTGAGTTGGGCATCTGCTCCTCATAGTCTAGAAATGTGAATAGTTCATAGACCAGCTCCTCCAGACTAAGCTTCTTAACCTCTTCTCGGTACGCCATAAGACCCTCCTCATATTCTTTCTGTGGCTTAGGTAGTTTTTTCATATTTGCCTTCCTCTCGTGTAATGTTCCAATTTCTCTAATTCAACCACGATACCCTGTAGTTGTTGTTGTATCTCCGCAGGGAGAGGTCTGCCTTGGCTGTCGGTTATATACTGGGACGGGTTGTTTGTGTAATAGCTCAACATCTGTTTGATGCGGCCTACTTGTTGGTACACCCACATTATACTGCAACCTCTCTTAGTTTTCTAAGCACTGCGCCTAGTGTTTGTTGATACCCCACCCTACAACTAGAAATAGTCACAGGATGAAATTCTCTACCGGAGTCGCTCTCCTCTACAGCATCTAGGTAGGAAAACAGCTCCCCGACTAGCTCTTCGGTAGACATACCCTCAAGTAGTTTTAGATAAGATATTAGCTGTTCGTCGCCTCTATCCTTCATTATAGATAACATTTTAGCCATTAGCGTTCTCCTTCAGGTACTTATATGCCGCGAGTACAGCTTCTTCTTCCGTGTCAAAACCTTCATAGCGAACCAGAGATCGGTGTACTGTTTTACCTTTCTCTGCGGCAATTTCTACTTTTTCAATATCTGTACTCCAGTAATGCGGGCCAACACCCACATCCACCCAATCAGAAAGTGTATCATTAACTGTTACGTGTCTAGTGTACCGTTTATGTAACGTCTGGTTGTGCGTCGAATCACAGATAACAACAGGGAAATATTGACCATAGCAAGACGATTCCTTGTCCTCATGTTGCTCAACCTTAACAAGTCGGGGTTTTTTCTCGGCTCGGCTAAGTTCTTTTTCAAGCGTAGATAGTCTAGCCTTTAGTTGGGTTATGTAATCCTTGGAGTCCTCTACTATCTTCTCTAGCGTAGTAGGGAGGGGTAGATACTCGTACTTCGCACGTACCCTGTCTAGGTTGGTACATTTTCTGCGTGTGTATAAATCCATATACCCGAGCGGTGGGTCATAATAATCCCTTAGGTGTTCGGTCAGTGTACGTACTTTATCTAGACCAGTTACAACATCCATAATACTTACAGGTCGCCTACTTTCTTCTTCTTTTTTCTTACCCCACATAACAATTCTCCTTATATTTCAGTAATTACAAAAAACTCGAGGTTTTCAAGGGCGGCAGTATACGCAGCTTCTTTGGTAGGAAACTTTTTTTCGTACTTAAGTAGTGGCCTCTTTATTGTCTCCCCTGCTTTGCCGTATACCTCTACCTTATCTATCCTCTTATCCATAAGGTCTGTGTACTCAGTAAATTCCCAAGCTGTTAATTTATCATCTTTGATACCTCTCTTGTACACTTTGTAAAGCACACGTTCTACTATTCCATAATAAGATACTGTAGTAAAGTTAACTTCCCAACCGTCAGTGTCGTTACCTACAACTTTCAACCTGCGTAAAGACACACCTTGACTTTCGTGATGTGCCTTGGCTCGTTCTAACCCGTTCTTCAAGTCCCGTATCCTAGACAAGATGCTAGGCTCCTCAGACCACTCTGATAAGTCAAGCGCCTCAATTAAGTTACCTTTTAATTTAGCATATGCAGATTTAAACATAATAAACATCCTTATGTATCAATAGTTTAGCCTTCGCATGAAAGGCACTCATCATCTTTACTTGCTTGAACACCAGCCAATGTACGCATATAATACAACGATTTTATGTTCTTGTCAAGGAAAGCTTCTCTGTGTACCTCAGCAATATAGGCTTCATCCTCGTCTGCGGCAAAGAATAGGTTAAGAGACTGGCCTTGACAGATATACGGCTGGCGGTTAGATGCTAAGCGAACTAATACCTTCTGGTCAATCTCATAGGCAGTTTTAAATACTAGTTTCTCTTCGTCAGTTAGGAAATCCAGATGTTGTACACTACCTAAGTTCTCTGATACATTCTCGATGACCCTATCATTGTACTTACCTTTAGACTCAAGCAGCTTAATAAACTCAGGGTTGATACGATCTAGCTCACCTGCTGCCCCCGGCTGGGTGTAGGCATTGGCAACTACTGGTTCAATACCTTGAGATACTCCACCACAGATAAGTGCTGAGGTGGTGTTTGGCGCAATCGCGAGCAGATGGGTATTCCTGACCCCGTAACCTTTGCACCACTCGGGTTCACCTAGTTCCTCAGCCAACCAGCGGGTAGCTTTGTCTGCCTGCTCCTTGATATTCTTAAATATCTTAGTGTTAATCAAGTTAGCTTCCAGACTTTCCATAGGGATCATGTGTTTCTGTAGGTATGAATGGAATCCTAGTGTGCCTAAACCTAAGGCTCGACCTTTCTCAGTGAAACGTACAGATTTTTCTAGGCCGGGGATTCCCCGCCCGATTTCAATAAACTCCTGCGCCACACAATCTAGGAATACTGTAGCAGTAAACACAGCATCGGTATCCTTCCACTCATCGTATTTATGGAGGTTCATTGAGGATAATACACACGTAAAACTATGCTCCTCATCTGAGTGTAGAGTAATTTCGGTACAGTTGCCCGTGACCACCCCGTTAAACATAGCTCTACCACGCTTAGGTTCAGTGACACAGTACGTAGGTGCCCGCCTATCCAGCCAAATTAGGCGCTTTACAATAGAGCGTTCCATAGGGCGAGTAGGCCATAGTTGTCCCGGTATTAATTTGGTAAGGTCGTCTGTGGCGCTGCCTGCTTTATACCATGACTCTAGTACATCTCCTGATTTCAAATCCCAAGCTCGGGTAGGTTTATTATTGCTCCCGTCTAAATAGAACTTGTGGTATGCCGTACAATCAAGGTAGTTGCCGTCTTGAAACTCCACCCGAATCAGAGCGGAATCTTCTGAGGTCTGACGCACCTGAACGTGGCTCCACTCTTCACCATTCCACACATCGACCCACTCATCCTTAAGGTCAGCAATTTTAATCTGGGTTGCACCTACAAAGTCTTTGCGTACAGTAAGCATTGTCTCAGGGGATACGCATAGATTTGATGCTTTAGCTCGCAGTCCTAGGTCATGGTACATCTGAGGTTGCTGGGCATGAGTCTTATCTACAAAGTTGAAATACCCCTTGCCTGTGACAGCCTTAGTCTTCATAGCTTTCTGGAAACGAGTAATAGCATCTTCGTCACCTGCCTCCAACCGGTTAATAAATTCTTCTGAAACATTCCACCCGATGTTAAGGTCGTCTGGTTGGTTTAGCAGGTAGGTGCACACTTCATAGAAATCCCCGTGGTCAATAGGAATATACCCAGCCCAACTTCCGCGTCTGACTCCACCCTGTGCGACGTCCACCATATCCCGTACAAACATCTTAAAAACAGGTAAAGTGCCTGAGGCTTTACCGTTACCATTGCCGATATTAGCGCCACGAGGGCGAATATCGCCTAAGTAGGCAGAGGTGCCAAAGCCGTTTTTAGTTAGCATAGCTGTCTCAAGCCTGTTAGCATAGAACTCATACACAGAATCCCCGATATACTGGCCTGAGCAGGAGACTGGGCAACCGCGCTTAGGTAGCCCCATATTAGCTAACACTGGCGTGGAGCAGGCAAGCCACCCTTTCCATAGGATGTCGTAAAACTTCTTTTCCCACTTTTCTGAGTCTGGCATGTGCTTAGCAGCAGTCTTAGCAATACGCTCATAGGTATCTGACAAACCCTCTGCTTCATACAGGTATTTCTGCTTAAACATCTGCCAGCCCGGTGTGATAAACCAGTCAGGTAGTAAACCTTTTGCCTGTAGTTCTTTACGTTCTTCTGATAATTGTTCTTTGATTGTTTTAGTCATTTCTGCTCCATTAATAGATCATGAAAGGGTCTTGTGCTCTGTTCATAGAACACTAATACTCCAATAACAAATTTTTAGCCTTCTCTAGTAGCCATAGCACATCTCCTCCATCAGCCATAGAAGAAGCAAAGACCATCTCACCCTCTTTATCCCAACCTATGACAACTACAGATTCTAACGTCTCTTCTAACCCATCCAGAACCCTCTCTACTGGGACATCAAGTCGAGTGGCTATATCCAAATACTCTACCTTATCGCTCATTTGCTACCCCAAGTAAAATTACCTTCATCCCAAGTTCTGTTATATGAATTACCAATACCTGTGAAAAAGTCGTGAAACTGTACAGAGTTGATATTCTTATAGAACCAGTCTTTGATGGGATTATACTTCACCTCGAAGATCGGGTCAATCTCTAAATTACGCAAGCACAGATTAATTCGACTTTGTACAAAGTTCTTCAACTGTAGGTCAGTGATACCTTCAATCTTACCTTTCTCAAAGATCATATCTGCAATACGGGCTTCATGTTCATAAAGTTTATGTGCGGCCTCTTTGATCTGGTTCTCTACAGTAGCGATGTAATCTTCATCGTAGGTACCTAACTCCAAACCTTCCCGCTTCAAGGTGCGGTACAGCCACGCCCCACCTTCCGAGTGCAGATTCTCATCACGCACTGAAAAATTGATTCCACGCACTACATTGAGTAATTGGTTCTTACCACCAGCTTGGAAATGTTTTAGATAGGCAAAGGAAGAGTATAAGATAGCCCCCTCAACCATAGAAAACACACCTAAGGAGAGTAGGTCGTCATGGTGGTTTACATAACTATCTACGAACTCCATACGTTCTTGCAAAACTGCATCGTCGGTATAGGAATTATAAAACTCGTCTGTAGCCAGACCTAAGGCTTCGTTTAGTTTATTGTAAAACGGGGCGTGTATATTTAACTCAAAGTAAGAAAAGCAGTTTGCCATACGTTGAATATCTGGGCGAGGGAACATCTTAACTACACGTTCTCCCCAGTATTCATTGCCTGCGATAAGTTCATAAAGGGTGAAGAGTTTCAACACTGTGATAACACCGTGCTTGGCTTCGTCACCCATGTTTACCATGATGTCTTGTACATCTTTTTCTACATTGATTTCATCATCAGTCCAGAAGACCGAGTTTTGCTGGCGGCAGAACTCGATTGCCTCGGGGTAGTCAATAGTGTAGGTAGTTTTTGGTGTTTTAATTCTTGGTAGTGTCATAATTTTTAATCCCATAAGTCTTCAAAGTAGTCAAAGAATAATTCCTTAGCTTCTTCATATTTAGCTCGCTTCTCTGGTGCTTCGTGGAACCAATCATCCTCTAGGTAATACTCAAAACCCTCGATTATAGTGCCTAGAACTTCTTGCCACTCAGTAACATCATCAAAAACACAAGGGTAACCTATAGGGTTTTCTTTGAGTAGCTTTAGGTGGGGTAAAGTATTCATTAGGATATAATGATCTAAGCTCCAGTGTGGTAGCCAGCCGTGTTTTCTATACCAAGAACTAGTCAACCACCATTTAATTCTTCGTAGGTATTTCATACAAATTCCCAAGTGTAGTTCTTTTTACAGTCATCATTAAGCACCTCGACATCGCCTTCGCGGAAGTAAAGTGTACCGTCCCCATCCCAAAACCAGACAACAATAATATCTGAAAGGTTGCACTTGTACATCTGGACTCTGGAAGCGTAGGCCCTGCGATCATACTCATTTTCAGTTATAATACCACCACCGACAAGTTCGTGGACGTGCTGTGGGATGTCTTTATACTCTAAGGGTTCAAAGCTTTCACGAAGAGTAAAATTGCTGTAGCAGCCGGTACCCTCACCTACAAAGGTATATTCACGGAACACTTCACCTACTACATTAGGGTCTTCTTCTGTTTGTGTATTAATTGTCTTTAACACCTAATCCTCCACATAGTATTTAATCTTCTTATCTTTTGCTTTGCTATGTCTACACGGCTCAGCAGATACTTTCTTATGACAGATACCATCTTTGTATGGGCAGTAGGAGCAGTTATAGTCTAGTATCTTATAGCCAGTCTTTTTCCTGTTGAAGTATTCATCTACCACACCTGTGCATGGTGGTATTTCATCAGGTCGGTTTATGATATGGTCTGCCTTTGCTTCGATCTCTTTAACATACTTTTCGCGGAGTCTTTTATGCTCTGCCTGAGGTATAGCAACAACCTTCCAAGTACCAGAGGACTTATCTATAACAATCCACCCACCCGCAGGCATACTAGTAGCCTCCGAATAACCAAACAACTGGGCAAAGTAGCCAAACTCGTCTTTTTCTTCTACGGTCTGCCAATCAATCCATTTGTTCTTAAAAGCGTAGGGAGAACAGGTTTTAACATCCCAGATAAGCCCGTCAGCCTCAAAGACTAGATCCAACTCCCCGCGAATCACCTCACCATTAGCCAGTGGCAGCTCAACCTTGACATTAGGTATAAACTCCACACCTGCATGTTTCATCAGAGAAAAAAACACCGCCTCGTAGAGATGCCCGTAGGTAAATCTCATCATCATAGACGGTGTTACTTTCTCCTTACCGTGCTTCTTCTCTAAGAGAAGTCGGCGGAGGTCTTTACCCATAGCAGACATACGAAGGCGGAACTCTTCTGAGTTATCCCGCAGGTAAGTGTCTAAACACTTCTCCTGTACTGACTGCCCAATGTCGGCGCACAATGCTTCCACTGTTTTTTGAGGGAGAGTATTATCGCATATCTTGGACAAGAAGTCAAGTAGTTTCTGCTCGAATGGTGCTGTCATAAGATTAATTCTTTGTAATAAAGTTGTCGTCGTCTCCAGTGAGGCGCAGGTCTATCTCTGCATCAGTGTTGATAGGCTCCATGTCTATTCGTACCTGAAATAGTGTGCCCGCAGGCAAGGAAACTAGCTGCTCTGGTCGGGATTCCCATAACTTAGCTGGTAACAGCTTCCTGAGTAAGTACTTCTTCCACTTGGGTAAGTCTTGCTGCATAATAGCCTCAGCTATTGAGGGGTAATTATATAGAGGTGCTGTACTTTCCATAAAGTTTATCCTGAGAATAGTAGGGGTACTTAGAGTACCCCCACAGAGTTAATATTAAACCTAGCTAGGAATATCCTCAGCCTCGTAAGATTCGTTAGTCTTAGGTTCATACTTCTTAATACCATACTTCTCAGCAAAGTCAGCAGACACATACTCAACCATATCTACTGGGCCTGCAGCACGCTCCTCGCTACGATTATAGGCAATCACCGTAAAGAAGTTATACTGGTCAATATGCTCCTGAGCCATCTCAGCCGCAGCCAGTTCATCCTCAGTTACTTTAAGGCCAAGCTTAGAAGTGTTAATAGTCATGTGAGGGTCACCTAAGATAAGTTCAATCTCAGTGGACACAGGTAGGTCTTCTGACTCCTGCATGAACTGCTGCATAGCCATTGCTTTACCACTAGGCATCTTAATAGCAACCAAGTCACCATCATAGATAGCATAGAGTACACCGTAGAACGTAGCCTTGTTCTTATTGATTTCTGCCTCAGCCCCATCCAGACCTTTGGCTGCTTTACCTAACAACCGACCACAGGCAATAGTACCGTCGTTAGATACTAGGTGCCCCGTCATAGCTGGGTTATCTAGTACAGACTCAGATTCTACAGCCCAGCCAGAGCCGTTCTTTGCTTGTCGCATAAACTTGTTAGCAAACATAATTGGGCGTACTTTAAGACTATCACCTAGGAGAGTCTTTTCACCGTCTTTATAGATAGTGAACTGCCCTTTACGGTTGTTGATACTCACATTGAGTACATTAAGCTTATCAAACTGTTTACGCTCAGAGGAGCTAGCTGCCTGTTTTGGCTTAGTTGTCATATTAGCAAGTCGTTCCTGCTGTTCTTTAGTTAGTGCTTTACCCATTGTTAATTCCTTCTCTTTGGTTATTTGTTAAGTAGGCAGTTTATTTCAAGTGGGTCAGCCCCAGCTTGTATTGCCTGTATCTTAGCCTCTGTCGTCACTTGGTTGATGTATACTACGGCTGTCAACAGAACGGCTAAGATAACAGCCACCCCTAGTAACACCTGTAATGCTTCATCCATTGTTAATCTCCTTTTAGATTAAGTTAAAAATATCTAAGATTACCACTACTGGTAATACTAACCATGCCAGTGAACTTACCACCACGGTAATTACAATAAACACCGACATTACTATGCGTAACGCTTCCATTATTTCACCTCCCATCCTGTAGGCCATCTTTGAAACCTAGGTTATACGCGTTTTCTATCGTCTCCGGCACCCAGCTCCAATCCCTACTAAAGGAGTTGTCCTCAGGTTCGCCACCATCCCACTCTTGAAGGATGACCACCCCGTTACGGATGACCAACAACACGGTGTACTCCCCGTAGTTGCCAAAACAATCCATAACCTTGTCACGGATACCTTCAGGTACTTCCTCTATGTTTGTGGCTGTTATTACCTCAAAACTCATCAGCTTATCTCCTCCTGTTCAAGCCAATTATCCCCTATCGACATCTCTGAGTCAAGCGGAATATCTATCTCTACTCCAAAACGTCGTCGGCACTCATCATATACCATACCAAATGCTGTGTCAAATAGTTTCTTCACATCTTCTATCTCCTCGGGGTGGACATCTGCTGTTATATCATCGTGCACTGTCAACATCAAGTAGCTTTTTAAATTACTTTGCTTAAATAGTCGCCACAGTGTTATCAATACCACAGGTACAATATCAGCCGTGGCAAACCCTTGTACGGGATAGTTGTAAATCTGGGTTGTAGGCATAACAATAGGTCTACCATACTTATCCATATCACGCCTAGCTCCGGGGAAAGCATATATCCTCCCGCTAGGTATGGTTACTTGCTTATGTCGTAGTGCTTCTTCACCTAGTCTTTTATGCCACTCCCTGATGCCGGGGAATGTGTCGTAGAAGTGTTCTGCATACTCATTCAATTTACCATATAAAGGCCCGAAGGTTTCAGATTTGGCTTTAGTGCGAAGAAGCTTCTTAGTCGTGGCATCTACGGTAGTAATCTCAGGGAAATAAAACTCACCAGATACCATGTGAATATCCTGCCCCGATTCAATAAACTGGTACGCTTTCTCACAGCCACTCAGGAAAGCCGCCACACGGAACTCCAGCTGGGACAAATCGCGGGAGAGTATTTTACCACCTTCAAACTTAGACACAAACACTTTTCTGATAGGGAACGTATTACCCCGGGGCATATTTTGGCAGTTCTCTGTCAACCAAACAGTACCTTTGTGCCTAACGATAACAGTGCCTTTAGGCATAGTCGCACAATACACAAGCCCTTGGTAGGGGATTCGAGTATGTTTCATATTAGAGGTGAGATTGCCTACCTTGTCCCTGATAATATCCACTATATAATACTTATTTTTGTACATACGCATTTTAGCTGTGTGCCCCGCCATTATCTGTGCGACAAGTACAGCCTCAGCATTTTGTTTGTGCTCCGAGCAATACTGGCTACTGCGTGTGTAGCATCCGTCCCAGAAGAGTATCTCTTCCGCAAACTTCCTCACGGTGCTTCCTGACATAGACGTTATCTGTCGTGGGTCAAACATCTTTGTCAAGTGGCTAAATTTGGCAGCCTCCTCCCTACGGATATAAATCTCTCTTCCGTGCTGGGTCTTACCATGTCCAAAAGTAGTGTAAGCCTTATCTTGATATATGATGCCTAGGTTATCTAATGTTTTACGCAGCCTTTCTATCTTGCGTAGTTTTTGGAACTTAAAACGTACTTGCCCCCACTGTGATCTAGAACCATCTGCTTGTAAGGCGCACCAAAGTATAAGCTCATCATCGGGTAGAGTCCACCCTGTGTCGCTCTTAAAGCCAGACTGCGGTTGTAGCGCATCTTTGAGGTAGCAATCTGCTGTGTAGGAGTTCTGTTTACCAGTCTTCCTGTTGATTAATTGGAATCTGTGGTCTGGGGTACACACCATAGACAGAGCGGGATTGGCTTGGTATCTAGACTTACTTAGGTGTATTAACTCCCCATCATAGTTATATTTTATCAACTTAGTCGGTTGAGTATATGTAATAACACGACTTTGTTTATCCCACTGGGCTAGGATGTCATCATTGTTAACATCTGCCCAAGAGACAAACCCACGAGCAGTCAAGACCTCAACCTCCGGGGGGAAGCAGTTAGGTGACGTGGAGCTTAGGCGACCCGTAGCCGCCACAGTCTGCTGAAAGGATGTGTGCAGGATTCCGTGGTACATCCCCCTGCGAATACCCCCCATGACTGAGTTTAGATAGCTGCTAATTGCGCTAAGTCGCTGGCAAGCACTAAGAAACTCCACAGCTAATTGACCTTTTGCATTAAGCCGCTCCTTCTCCTCTGCCCGTTTTAGCAGTACGTCGATGACATCCTTTGACCCAGCAAAGCCGTTAGCCGTGGCATACCAACTTCCGGGGTGGTGAAGGTTAAACCCAGCCTTCTCACCAGTCTCAACATATTGAATACCTAAGCCGTCACACTCTTTGCAGGTGGTGGGTTTCTTGTACAGCTCCCCGTTCTTCTTTGTTTTGTAATAATGTCCCCGCCCATCACAAGCTAGGCAATGTCTGGCTTCAGTTTTGTACACATCCTCTGTTAATTCGTGCATAAGTTTGGTGATCTTATGGTCGGACAACCGCATAGGATATTTCTTCTTCTTCACCCCGTTGCGTACCTCTGTACCTATGTCAAAGGCTTGTGACCATGCTTTCTTACACTCAGCATCACGGAATCTGAAAGAGTAGATAATCTGGGATAGTTGCTCAGGTGATCCTACATTGTAAGGCTTATCCCCCATGACGGTCTGTACAATCTCTTCGATACGCTCCTGCAGCTTCTCCTGCTCAGCTTTGTACTCACGCTCTAGGTTATCCAAGGCTTCCACATCAATAGCACAACCGTTACGTTCCATGTCTGTCAAGGCAAGGCACATCTCATTCATCAAATCTAGGGCAGGCTTCATGGTTTTGGTGTCTTGGTCTGTGGCGAGTAGGTCTTTTTGCTTTAGGTACAATTCCTCTGTGGTATAAATATCTGCCATACCATAGATAATCAACTCCTCAGGGTCCATCTTGTCAGTATTAATACCTGCTTTAAGGCTGTCTTTGAGAAAGTCAGTTTTAGCAAAGGTACACTCTCTACGCTCCGCACAATCTTGTAGACCTAAACCGGGTTTTAAGCCCTTGGCCTGTAGGTATTCAAAGATCATCGTATCCCAGACACTACCCTCATAGGTAAAGCCACACTCATACAACCAAGATAAATCGAACTTAAGGTTGTGCCCGATCATACGAGTAGTAATCATCAGGATGTCTTGTACCTTACGGAAGTTTTCCCTAATAGAATCACCACCATTAAACTTCTCATGGTTAAACCAGAAGTACCCCTCAGGTGCAATATCCTCCCCGCCGTTATGGGGTGACTTGACGGGGGTGTCTCTACCTACGAACTTGTATTGTACCATCACCAGCTTATTCTCTGGGTGATACGGGCTTGGTGTGCCACCTAAAAGGCTTTTACCCTCAACCCAACCTTCGCGGGTGGTGGTGGTTTCTACGTCTAAAACTAATTCCATAATGTTACTTATCGGTAATACTTCTTTGCTTTTGATACTATAATGGTAGTAATACTACTGCACGGTAATATTTTTTAAATAAGTCCAGCCTTCAGGTTCACACGGGGTGAAATAATATCCTGTGCTCCATTCATCCCCATCTCCATAGTAGAAACCATAAGAGTCCTCTAGGAAGTAGTCATACCCTCTGAAGCCTTGCTCAATCTTGCCATCCACTACGAGGTACAGCGGGGTATCATCAGGGGCTTCATCTAGGTTAGTATTAAATTCTAAGTTAATTTTAATCATAAGTTCCCCTTAGTATACGCGTTATTCACCATATGCACAAACGCAAGCGCCTCCTCCCATAAGCCGGGGCGAAAACGGGCTAGAACAGTATTACCCTCGAGAAAGTGCGGATCGAAGTTATCTGATGTATCTATAGGACTACTTGTCACCACTAATTTAATACCCTCAAAGTTAGTACAATCCTTATACTTTATCTCATAAAGGTGAAACCGCCCTACTGGTATGTGCTTAGTAACCTTATAATTACGAGGGCTAGGGTTGGGTAGTAGCATAGGTGAACTACCGCCAGAAAATAGCATACTCATTCAAACAACTCCGTTACATCAGGTATATAATCTTCATCCTCGTCAAAGTGTTCCAGATAAGATTTATACTCGTTACTTACTTTTTGCCTAGTCTTGTATTTATACTGTAGGCGGGTGTCATGATAGATTTCCCTAACTAAGCACAGAACATCCTCCTCTGAGTTACCCATCAACGTCACAGGTATCTTATGTTCAACCTCGTCTGTGTATTCATCTGCTTCTACTACGAGGAAGTTATCCCCTGATTTAATAATTTGATACATTTAGACACCCCTTGGTTATAGGTCTATTCTACTAATTTCTGGCTGGATTGTAAAGGCTACATGTCCTTCATTACCTGTTAATTTATTCTTACAGAAGTTTGCTACTCTTAACCCATTATCATTCCCTTGTGTTTTACCATAACCCTCTTTACCTATGGTAATAATTAAATCACACTCCGCCGCCTTGTCTGTCTTAGAACCAGCGAGTAAGTCATAGGAGTAATATAGTTTACCATCTGCATCAGCACTAGCCTGAGATACACCTACCACAGCACATTTATGCTTCTTAGCAATCTCCCTAGCAGTAACATAGATAGCACCATACTCCTCATGCTTACCATTAAACTTACCAGAAACTTTCACTTTGTCAAGCTGATCTATTACTACAATGTCTGGCTTGTGCTTATGAATTAACTCCTCTAACTTAGCAAAGCTCATACCTACTACGTCAATAACCGTAACATTCTTAGCGATCTCTGCGTACAACTCCTTAGCCTTCTCCATCTCAGGTGTATCAGAATGTACCTCCCGCATATCCATGCCTGTGTAGGAAGATACACCTCTAAGCTTAGTCCGGGCGGCAGATTCCTCATTACCTAGGTATAATATTTTAGCACCTTGAGAAGCCCACCCACCGGGTTGGAATATTAAGCTGGTGATAAATAGAGTCTTACCCGCATTTGGTCTGGCACCGATAAGAGATAACGTCCCCGGCCCAATACCCTCCGCTTGCTCTTTAAAAGGTTCTAGGTGAAACTTCCACTGGCAGGGCATCTTACCCAGCTCTAAAAGCTCGTCTAAGTCATCTGTGATAGGCTCAAAGTCATAACCAGAGGTATCAGCAAAGGTAGTCTGGATGTCTCGGATAAGTAAGTCAATCTTTTCTATATCCCTGTGCTTACCATCAGCTAGGTGGAAAGCCTCCTGAGCCAGAGTCGTAGACAAGAGTTTGATCTTCTCCATCTTAATAAGACTCTCAGCCACATCAGGGGAACTCTCCACCTCACGGAGGTGATCTACCACTGAGGCTACTGCCTGAATAGAAGCACTTGTCTGAGCGGGGTAACGTGCTTTGAACAAAGTATATAATTCGCTCGGGAGCACATCACTCTCATGCTCAGCAAAGTGCTCCTTGAGGCAGGTGTATAGCTTGAGCTGGTCTGAGTCAAAGAAATCATCCTCTATCAGATCACGGTTCTTTTCATAGAACTCGTAACTCAGACAGTGTTTTAATAGTTCAACACTCATTCAATTATACCCTCTTCCACTTCCTCTAGCCAATAGTCTGTGTTATTATGGCGGTGCTCTTGGCCTTGCCATATATTACATATACCCAAGGTTGTGTCATTATTATTAGCAGGGAAGGATGTGTTTAACACACTAGCTATTTTTTCAAATGTAGGTTTTTCTACCCACCACGCCTCTAGGTTGTGCGAGGGCTGGTCATAGTTATTTTCTATGCTAAATAAACACCAAATCTTCATATTAAACCTCTTTTACCTGTCTTGATTCTATGGTTACACCTAATTTATCTTTTATAATCACCCCTTCGTACACAATGAAATCAGCATCCGCTATCTGGGTTAGAGTCAGCTTCTTGCCAACAACCATCTCGGCCTTGTCTCCTTTTACCAGCAAAGATGTGCCAGCGTGATCCATTGCAAAGTTTATACCTAACGACATAATGTAGCCCCTATTTACGGTTTGCTTTAACCCATTCAGGTGCATTGTCGATCTGAGTTTTGACCTCGTTTGCTACCTTAGCGTTTACATATTTGACAACCTGAGGAATCTTATCCTCCAGTTCTCCAACAGGGAAGTCTGCTGCGTAGCTAAGTTGAGCACTAAAAGCACCAAAGCCTAGTGACATAGAGCGGGAGTAGTTAATTCGTACATTCTCCCCGCCGGGTAACTCTTCTACAGTTACATTACTATTTTCGTAGTCTTTATTTGTTTTCTTAACCATGTTATTTCCTCATATCTAAGTTGTAATATTAACAGTTGACAGGTAGTTTCGGCGGTAAGATAATACACACAAATATCGGAGATACCTATGCGATTACTGACGGCCTTATCACTACTCATCCTAACATCTTGTACTCAACCAAGTCAATCCTTTTCTTTAGCTAAATTGTACACTGGTAAAGAGCAGGGTACTTGGTGGAAGTCCCAGAGTAGCTGTTCTGCTACCCTTTGTCCACCTGAAACTTACCGTAGATAATTACTCCTCCCGCAATTCACGGCTAACAGTTCCGTCCGTATATTTAACGGGTTCGCGGTTGGGTTTCCGGTGCTTGGCTAGGGCTTGCTCAACTTCTTCACATACCTCCCCGCATAAAGGGGTGCTGTCATACATATCACACTTTACGCTTGCTAAAGCCTCCACCAACTCCTCAATTTCTGCCTCAGCCTTTTTGCGGCGCTCTTTCTCTTTGCAATACTCATCCCAAGCTGCCTCACGTCCTGATGACTCCGCTTCTAGTGCAGCCTTCAACTGCTCGTTTTCCTTTGCGAGGTGGGATTCGTGAGCATCAATCGCGGCTTTTGCTGCCGTGTAGTGGTCAACTGTAGCCGTTGGAACGCCTAAGCACTCGCCATCCTCGATACTGCAGCCTGTGATATCCCTAGCCACCCGCTCCAACTCGGATGAGTTGCTACGCAACGAATCCTTAACACTCGATGCGTTAGCATCTTGTGTGTGTTCTTTGTCGTTATTAATCATACACACCTCGGATATTTGCATTTAACTACTTGGTAGGTTTTCCCGTCCAGAAAGCCTTTTATGTTTTCGCCAACGGATAGCTCTTTGCCGTCCAGACTACAGCTTATATTCGCACCCCCACCATTATGAGGGTAACAAGCTTGCATTTTTTGCGGTTGCCCGTTGATTTTTTCTGTCCATGTTCGATAAAGGCATAGCTGTTCTTTGTCGTTATTGGTCATTGGTTTTGTCCTTTTAATATTCGGGCGGGCCGGAGGTGCGCCGAGCCATTCTTTTACTTGCCAAGAAAATATCATCACATCTCCTTTATCGCAATCTCGCACCGTTCGCCGTTCATGTTGGCGTGGGTGACTTTAAACATACCGTCAGGGAAAAGCTCTCCTTCCGTGGACAACCAGCAATCATCATTTACGGTGCTAGCGACTACGATGCCTTCATCGCCGGTTTCACTCTCACCATAAATAATTAAATCATGCTCGTAATACTTCATTATGTCTTTTGGCTTCGGATATCGCGGCAGGGCGGGGAGGGCGGTTGCTATGTGGCGTAATCGGCATTGGTTATCTTTGTCGCACCCGCGTATATTTACATGCGCCAAATACTTTTCATGGCCGCCCATATATGTTGGGTGCCAGTACCCCAGCTCAGTATCTTCATGCCAAACAACCGTATATTCCGCGCCGTTGATTTTCTCTACTGTAACTTTAATCTTATCACTCATCACTTCCTCCCCGTCACACGCCGACTAGCTGCACGATGTTTGCTGTTGCTTGGCTTACGGTTGCTATACATAGCCTCACGCTTTGCCGCTCTGGCGCTTTCTATAGCGCTATATTTGGCTTGGTTTGCCTGTGTTGCCTGACGCCAGTTTGCAAAGTGGTCTGTAAACTGAGCACTGGCAGATAGCGGCACTAATACCGCTGCGATTGTTAGTAGTTTAATCATTGGTAAATCCTCTCATAAAGTTGTTTATCATCTGGATTAAAAAACACATTTGATAGCCCATCAATCCTGAATATATCGTTACGCCCATGCTCCATGCGGTAGCAGCGTTGCCAACTATCGCAGAACTCTAACGCAACATGGCCTTCATCTATAAAAGCACTGATCTGCATCTGGTTCTCTGAGTCACACGCCTCTTTCATCTTCACATAGCGCCATAGCGCCAAGTCCTCACAATCACCACAGCCCCGCGATTCTGTCACCTTTGGGCTGGCTAGGTGAATATCATCCTCGCAATAGTCCAGTGTGGTATTGGCTAAGCGCTGGATGACATAGGCGCAGGCTAACAGGTCAATGCTCATTGGTCTTTCTTTCTGGGACATTCCCTAATAACTGTTCCTGCGTTTTCGGTTAGCAGCCGTTTGTCTGTTCGCCCTTCAGAGCTCTCCACCCATTTTAACAGCGGTATTGTTATTGTTTGAGGGCGGCGGTGTATATACTCAGGTTCGGGGAGCAATTTCATTGCAGTCCTCCGCACATGAGAATGTCAGCGGCGCGGTTGAGACGTTCTTGGGTGACTGCACTTCTGGCACTAATAAAGCTAGCCTCGTCAGGAAAACAGCAAAAACGAATATTATGCCCAGCCCTACACGTTCCCCATACAGCATTTTTTACTTCTCCCAACCCAGCTCCCGGCTGATTACGCAACATCATCATAGTTTCGTTAAACTCTGCCCATGCTTCGGCGTGTTCTTTGGTGCGGAAGGCGGGATAGTCAGCTTCGTAGGCGCTGCCGTCAACGTTTATCGTTTGCCATTTGCCTTCGCCACCTTGCTCCACTATCCACATTGTCTTAGCAGGGTCATTACACACAAAAACCCCTGTGCCATTCCCCTGCTCTTTGTCGCATTGCTTAATATAGGCTTGCAGTTCTTTAATCTTCTCTAGTGCTTCTTGCTTATTCATCGGTTTTCTCCTTGGTTTAGGGCTTGTTTGACTTTCTTTAGACGGTCAGTAATTGAATCATGAGCTTGCTCTGCGCTACTCAATACGATTGCCTCATAAAGTAATTGGTCAACATCGGCCAAAACCTCCCGCATACAGTCATTTCTTTCAGAAATGCTGTTATTCTTCTTAGTTAGCTCCGCTAACTCTGAAGATAGCCTATCAATCTCCTGTTGCAAATGCTTCGCATGTAGCAACTGGTCGTCAAGACTGCTTCGCAGGTCTTCGACTTCCGGCTGTCTGGATTCGCGGCCTGCTTTGAAATGATCTTCCATTTTAGCTTTTACTATTCCAGCCGCACCTAGTGAAACCAACCAATCTTCAAACGCCTTGCGCGCTTCGTCTTTAAAATAAGCTTGGCCCTCTGGTGCATCTTTAGGCCCCATGCTGAAATCATAGTTATCAGATGGGGGTTTTTGTATCTTGTCTTTTGTCATTATTATCCCATATCTACAAATATACTAGTTAACGACTCGGACTGGATATGCTTAGCCTCAGCTATACGGTCTGCTTCCAACTCATCACGAATCTTATCTAACTTCTCTTGTGAGGTTACCACACTAACATTACCTTTGTCAATAGCTAAAATCATAATAGCATCCTCGGTATCTGCTGCTAGTTCCTGCGCTTCACTAAGATCAGTAAAAGCCTCCTCCTGATAAGTCATAAAGTTAGCCTCAGACCAGACATCGTTATTCTGATAGATAATAATATACTCTTTAGTCATTGATAATCTCCAATAGTTCTTGCCCGATTGGGTCTATAAATCTGTTACCCTCATCGTCTGTGTGTGTCAAGTCATACATAATCAGGTGCCCAATGGCGTCTTTAATCTTCTGTAGTTTCTGCTCTAAGCTCATACGCCCTCATCTAAAAGTGTTATTAAAAAGATTACTAATCCTGTGCCTACCAGTGCTATCATGTTAGATCCTTTAGCTGTTCTGGGTTATTCTTAATATCCTCTTCTAAGAAGATTATATCTGCATCGTAGCCACGGCTTTTCATTTGCCCCCATAACTTGATCGACTTAGCCCTTGCATCCTTATCTAAGGCAACATAAAGCTTGCTATAGGTATCAAAGTAAGGCCAGTACCCCTCCTTAATATTTGTACCTAACAAGGCTACCCCTGTCAAGTTATAATTTGCGCAGGCAATGGCACTAAAGCAATCCTCCACTATGACCGCCGTAGGTGAATTACCACACCTAAAAGGGATAGAAACATCACCATAATTATAAACCTTAGGTTGTCCCTTCTTAGGTATAACTAACCTTCCTACGCCACCAGTTACCTTCCCGTTAAGGTCTTTAACCAGTATTACTAAGCGTTCCTGAGCTAAGTCATAATAGCAGGTGAATAGCTTGTTCCTGTAGGCAGGTAGACAATGGTACCGACTAAGCATAGAATAGGCATCAGCAGTAGCAGCACCCCTAAGCCATTCCTTAGGTACTTCAAAAGAAGTAGTCTTCTCCCCCGCGACTTGTCTCAGGCTTGGCGGGGAGGTGATTCTACCCTCTAAGCGGGTAAGATCAGCCTTAAGTGGTACAACACCCCTATAACCACAACTAGCCCTAAAGCAACCAAACTTAGCTGAGTCATCCACTACCGTAATACCAAAAGACTTCTTAGGCGAGCCACACTCAGGGCAGGTAAAGTATCTAGTAGCACCCTCAGGTACCTCTTTTATCAAATCAGCTAACATACACCCTCCGAATACCCATAGGATAGCCTTAGGATTGATTTTAAGGTACCTAGGAGAGCCAAGTCACCCTTTAGGTATAACAGACTACCTAAGTAGGTATAAAAGCTCTCCCCGTTTAAATTTTCTAACATAAGATTTTTCTCCTCTCTAAGCCTTAACTTAGGTAAGCCTCCCTAAGGTAAGTTTATTAAATATTACCTAAGGCTTTATCTAAGGTAAAGTATATATCATTACCTAAGGTAAGTTATAATTATTATCTTAGTCTATATATTACCTTAGGTAATAGCAAGAACCGTGCCAAGTTGCTTCGCACCATGGCATAAGCTGGCTCTCGCCAGCCCGTGCCAAACCTAATCTGAGTAAAATTCTGTTTCATCTAATGGTTGTATAACATTGTGGATATATCGCCTATCAAGTGTAGGTATGTCCAGTGCTAAGTCTCTCTCTACGTCCTGCCAATCTTCGGCGGGTTCGTTAAATCTAAAATCATAATCTTTCATCTTCTAAGCCTTTATTTAAGGTTGATATAAGTCCACCAAACATATTCTCTATAGTCCGTACCTAAGGTGTCTTTGATTATATCCTCTGGCGCTTCTAAGTTAAAGATAGCTTCATACTTCCCATTTTCTCCTAAGGTTGCATCATCTAAGATATTTTGTATTAGTACGCCCCAAATAGGACTACTGTTTTCTACTAAAGTCATTTTCTCAACCTCCTAAGTTAAGTCTTAAGGTTTTGTTATCTAAGGGTTAAATAAGTTATAGTTGTTTTATATAAGGTTATTGCCTAACCATCAGCTAACATTACTATAAGTAATAATAACCATAAAGGCCATAGCCAAGGCCATATAAACCAGAATATTATAATTATAATTAACATGTGAATTACTCTCCCTCTAATTGGTTCAATATTTGTGATAAATCACCGTCAATAACGTGCCGGGCTGCTGGTTCTAACTCTTCAAAGTTGAGCGAGTTTAGGTACCCATACAACGTGATGCGTAGCGTTTCAGCTTGTGCATTAGTTAATTCAATTTCTAACATTGGTTTTGCTCCTGATAATTGGATGAGGTGCTGCACTAAAGCAAGTGTGATGCGCAGGTATAACATAGCCCCACGCCTCACCTGTTAACTTGCCGTTGGTATCGTCTACAGCTTCCCCGCAGTATCGGCAGGGACTAGCCCCAACCTTTGCACGGTAAGCGGTAACGCTTTGCTCTCTAAGCTCGAAAAACTTAATCATACTGCGTTAATCCTTTTATAGGTGCACCAGACAATAGCTTGCAATTCATGCGGCAGTAATCCCTCACGCTCTGCTAAGCGTTTATAAAGCTTTTCAGCCTGTTTATATCGTTTCGGGGTAGGTGATAGTGCGCCGCCCTTGTGATATTCTTTACCTAGGCAAGCTTTAATTGCATGACGATCAATAGTGACTTATGTGGCGCGCTGTGACTATGCAAGCCGCTTGCTGCTAAGTTATAGTTTTTCATGGTTAATACTCCTTTAATTTAGTTTAATGTTATCTGATAAAATATTGATAGGTTAAAATAGTAGCTAGCCCTAGCAATGACACAACTAGCATATAGTTACAAGCTGTATCAAGTAGCTTTGCAAAGTCTTTTCTATAGTCATGCACTGGCTTCGTGATAGGTTTACTCTCACTAATGATATAAGGGTTTTTCCCTTGTGTTTCTTTGAAGTGTCGCATTTTTAGTTACTCCTTTTGTAGTTGTAGGCGATATACTCCACGCAATCAAGCGGCAGGCCTTGTGTATGTTCTATAATTGATTGTAGCGCATCAGTTTCATTTTCATGACCCTCAATAACCCTCTCTGTTTTTAGGCGGTGATTATATTCTATGACTTCAAACATTGTTTTGTTTTCCTTTGTTTTAATGGATTAGCGTCGATGTTAGGTGAAGGATAGGCAGCATTAAAAGCAAGGCCCACACTGGACTTGTAACAGCTACTACCACAGTTAATGCAGTACCGATAAAAGTATGAAAAGCGATAGTACCCACGGTTGCAATAGTGATGAAAAGCGCCGTAAATAATACTGAGAAGATAGTAGTCATTGTGTTTTCCTTTTTGCGTTGTGTTGTGCTTACATCTTCACTTTACCCATTTTAAAAACTTTGTAAAGCATAAAATGCAATTAAATTGAAAAAAGTTTCAGCTTTGCTTGGTATTATAAGGCCCCTAGTTAAGTCACGCCTTAACTTGCACTTTATCAATAGATAACGCAGGCGCGCATGCAATATTTTCCCGCCGTTGTCAATAGTTTTTATCATAGAAAATACCTCCGCTCAGCCCATTTTGAATCCACACCCCCGCCACAAAGTCAAATTTTTATTTATTTCCCCTCAAGTGTTAAGATATTTCCTAATCCATTAGGATATTTCCTAAGATAGCCCATACTATACCGTGGGTGGTATAACTTAGCAAGGCCTCCACCGTGGGTAGTATTAACACGTTGTTAATATTAATTAACGTAGTGTGATAAATATGTCACAGGTAAAACTTTTCTCAGGAATTATCTGGCTGGGCATTAACTTTTTGCTTGACAGTGGTATTTATGTCACAGTTATGGGGGTAGGCGGGGGGCAATGGGGGGTGTATGGTTGCGGATGCCCAACCGAGAAAAAATGTTAATTTTGAAATTGGGGTATATAGATCAGATACTTAGATATTCTACTCATAGTTGTAGTATAATTCACATACTTAATTTGTAGAATAGCTTTTGAAGGGTTTTATACACAGGAAGAAGTGGTAAAATCCGTGGGTCTATGATCGTTCCGTTGGTAAGACGGCCTATCGTAGTTAAGTTTTTGATAGGCTAAGGCTATTATGTAAGTTTAGGTGGTTTTTCTAGGCATAGTTGTGTTTCTTATAAATCAATAACTTACCAAAGCGGGCGGCAAAGCTATTTCTGCTTGACTTTAGGGTAAAAGCGGTATAAAGTCAGTGTTTAGGTAGTAGGTCCCCGCACTTAGCCTGATTTTTTATAAATTATTTTTTCCTAAAGTTAAAAAAGTTCTTGACATAAGTTTTAAGTTATGTTATAATGGTGTTTCTAATCGTTCATGCACTGTCACACCCGTACGACAACATGAACCTGTGGACCCCGGAGTACCGTATTCCTGAAAAGGATATTGTCGGAGATGATGTAAGGGAAAGGGAGAGTACCTAGGCAGAAATGACCTAGGCATTGGGTGGGGGTAGCCTTGCTCAGTGAAATCTATAGGAAACCTAGTAATAGACCTAAGGCTTAGCTACGGTGGATAGAACATTCCTATAGACGCCCCCTAGTGGAAGCTAGGACAACTGGATACTGAATAGGTCATGTCGTAGGTATCCGGTTCTGTCATGTAGGCAGCACAGTACGAGTTCCAAGACCTATACCCGAGCACTTGCGGGTTCCCCATCGCGGGCAGTGGCTAACTAATATTTAGCACGAGCACAATGGAACTGGGAGTAGCTTAGTAAGACTTAGTTAACATTAAGTCGACTTAAGTTAAGAAACCTTAATAGATGCAGCGTAAGCTTAGACCATCGCCTAAGGTAGATTGATTTAGGAAGGCAATGAAAAACAACTGAGCGTAGGTGAAAAGATTACGAGTAGTACCGGCTTCGGCCGAGGCGTGACATGCCTAGTGGTATTACTTATTTAGCAGACCCGGCTTGCGGCTCCGAAGCGTTAGCTTTGGTGCAGGGCAACCTTCCGAAGGAAGTTGACCGGGAGAATATTTTGATAACTAACTTAGCCCAGACCTAAGGTAATTATTTAAATATTCACTAAGATTATTTTTTTAATCTTTTGCTGAGTGAGTTTACCACAGTACGAAAGGGGGTAGGTGTATCTACTAAAGATTAACTAAGATAAAAAATAATAAATTACCTAAGACTTAACTAAGTTAATCATTAATACTTGACATAGGTGTTTAACTATGATATAATACACTTATGTTACATACCTCAGAATTAAAGTACCTCAAGAGTCTACTGGATACCTACGAAGGTAAGCCTGAGCAGGAGTTTATGGTGTACCTTAAGCTAAAGACCTATGCTAAGGCGGGTAAGACTGATCTATACCATAGATTTATCCAGTTTATGCACAATGAAGGTACTGTAGTCTTCCCTGAGGATAAATATAAAGAAATAGAACCTTACAAAACAAACCCTTAGTAAAAAACTTAATAAAAAACTAAGAAAAGTAAAGAAAAAGCTTGACATTACTATTTATCTATGGTATAATAGTACATATTAAGTAAAACTTCTTCATTCCTAGAGTTCTACTAACTGGGCTCTGTTCATACCATCCCAATTAAGACCTTACCAAAGGCCACCCCTTGCGCCAACAGGGGGTGTCGTATTACCCCTATGCCATTTTCCTCACACAAGCAAGCACAATGGATGAAAGAGAATCGTCCAGACCTCTACGAAGAGTTCAGGGCTGAGACTAAGGATATATCCAGTTTACCCATCCGCTCCCCTAAGGAAAAAGAGAAGCGTAAGAAAGAAGCGGCTAAGAATAAGCAGAACCGTATGTCTAAAGGTAAGCGTGCTAGGTATGACTAAGAAGAAAGTTTCAGCAGATACCAAATATCGGGATGGCACCACCTACAAGGATTCTGAGGGTAAGACACATAAACGTGTAAGCTACCCCGGAACTAAGCGGGGAGACGCAGTGTCAAAAAATCCTAATATTATTCGCACTGAGGGTGAGTTATTCAGCTGTCCCGGATGTGATGAACCTCTCCTGAAGTTTGTACGAGATATTTACGACTGGGAGCAGTTGATACCTGAGATGGTAGAGGGTATCGGTTTTGACATAAGCTACTCCGACGGTACTCTCTGCCCCCATTGTAGTAAAGATTATTTTTTAGAACTCCTATGTGGAGATTAAACCCCCAACTAAGAAAGATAGGTAATCCAAATGGCTTCAATGTGTAAAGGTAAAAAGTCTAAAGGCTACGGTAAGAAGGGTAAATAACACCCACCTTAGCCAAGAGCAAGAAGAGTCTGCATACAGACCGGTTAACTAAACATTTTCAGAAATTAGAAAGAGAAAACAAAATGTCTTATCGTCTATCCGATGCCGCTACAACAGGCACCTCCTTGCTCGGGGATACCCGTCGAGTTAAGGGCTCTATTAACACCCTCACCGCAGGTAACAACATCACTATCAGTGAGTCTGGTGGTACTATTACTGTTGGCGCGGGCACTAAAACTACTGAAACCGTAACTGCTACTAATGTAATCACCGCTGCTGAGACAGGTACTACTTTCTTCCTGAGCTCTGCTACTGAGTTTGTGAGCACTCTTCCTGCACCTGCTGCTGGTCTTGAGTTTGAGTTCTTCGTAGCTGCTGCCCCTTCCGGTGCTTCCTACACCATCGTAACCAATGGTGGGGATAATATTATTGTAGGTCATGTTGTATCCAGCGAAGATGCTGCTGGCTCTGGTGATTTTGAAGCTTCTGGTGGTGATACTATTACTTTGGTTGATTCCAAAGCCGTAGTTGGTGATCGTGTACGAGTCATCTCTGATGGTACAAACTGGTTCATGACTGCATATTGCTCTGTACAGGATGCAATCACTATTACGACCGCTGCTTAATGCCTAAGCAAGTAAAAACCATCTCAGGTGGGGTAGTTCCAAAGGAGAATTACCCCCTCCTGAGTATAGTATGGTTAACACAAGGAATTATTAAAGATGGTAACGAAAGTAAACCTAGAAAACGGCGCGATTGAGGCTTTTACAGCTTCTATTGCTGACAGTGGTACTACTACGTCTGCCGGTATCGACTTAGGTAGTAAAACACTATGCGGAGTACATATCCCGTCTGGTTTTGATGGTTCTACTCTGACATTCACAGCCTCGACAACCCTAGATGGTACTTATCTGGCTGTAGAATACACACCTGACGGTACAATCGGCGCAAGTAAATATATACCTATCGACCCAAGCAAAGTTGCGGGTATTCGCTATATCAAACCGGTAGTTGGCACCCAGACAGGCGCTATTGATCTAACCTTAGTTGCTCGAGGCATGTAACTTGACTCTCTACGGCAACTTTTTCAACTTTATGAATGGCGGCGGCAGAGGTGTGGATATTTTCTCCTTATTCAATGACGGCGCAAACCCCGGCAGCTTACTTGATCTTACCACTCTTTCCGGCGTGGTTTTTCAGGATGACGACCAGACCGCAGCCAGCGCCGGTGACCCGGTAGGGCTGGTGCTTCCCAATGGCGGGGCGATATATAAAGGCTCTCGGCTTGAAAGCAACGGGGATTTTGACACGGACGCTACTGATTGGTCTGTTGGCGATGGCTTGTCAGCAACGGTGTCTGGCGGGGTGGTGACGTTGGAGAGATTGAGTACAGGCACTGGTCTCGCGCTTCAGCAATCAGTTACGGGGCTTGAAGTAGGCCGATGGTATAAAGTAGAAGTGGTCATCACCGGCGTTTCGGTAGATGCGGGTAATTGCTTTATTACAGCTTTTAACGTGAATTACCCTTTTGGCAACACACCCGGAACCTATACTTTTTACCGCCGCGCAGATTCAACCGCCAGACTTGTTGGCGCAGGCATTGGCGGAGCAGCCAGCGCAGGCTCCACACTCAGCATTGATTCTATCAGCGTGACTGAAGTCAATGATATGTGGAACCAGATCACCAGCGCAGACCGCCCGGTGCTTCGCAATGATGGAACCAACAACTATCTTGAGTTCAACGGAACCAATCACATTTTGGCGACCGGCTCAGGCGCACTGGACCTTAGCAGCAAGAATATGTTGCTTGGGCATGCTATCGAGACTTCCGATACAAGAATACCCTTATGGGGCGAAACGAACGCTGGTTCGTCTATATTTGCGTGGAGCACCGGAGGGGGGCCTAACACTCCAATTGCCAATGGCACAATTAACAATGTGTATATTAATGGTTCTCTTGATACTACCGGCGCAAAAGATGATCGACTGGCTTTGGGTAACACATTTGTTGGTGAAGGAAAGACAACCGTTGTTTTAGATGTAACTTGGGATGCTACTGCTGGAACGCCGCCTACTGGAGAGGACTGGATAATTGGCTTTTCCGGGAACTTTTCCGGCTTCTATGGAGCGATGAACCTTTACGCAAGCGCATGGGTGGTTCGCACAGAAAGCCCGACCGCAGGGGAGATTGCGGCAATCCATAACTGGTTAAACGCGAGAATGTAATCATGACGGATTTTACAAGCCAGATAGCCTTTGCAGTGCCGGAAAATCACATGAGCGGCATGAATAGCCTTGTGGCTATCATGAATGGCAAAGAGGCAGATAAAAGGACCTTTAAGCTTTGCAAATGGGAAAACTCTTTGGGTGATTTGTTTTCGTTCGTATGCTTCCCAGTATCCAGCACATTTCTTTCCGGCCTCTCCTCTTTTCCTGAAAACACCGTAGATTTCACTGTGGACCAGCAAGCAGCACAAGCGGCTTTTGATATTTTGCAGGAGCGCAATCATCTGAACCGCGCAGCCAGATCAACAAAGATTTTATACATGACATTGGAAAACACTGGCAGCGCCGCATCTATAGCGATGGATGCAATGGGATTGAGTGAAGGGGCAGGCAATGAGTAAGCAGGAATTAAACGAAAAGCAAAAAGCATTTATTGAGTACCTGTTCGGTGCAATGCACGAAGGTGTGCCCTACGGCCCGAAGCTCCTAGACGACGCTGCTAAACATGCAGGCTACACAGACCACTGGACAAACATCGTAAAGTACAAAGTAATTCGTGATGCTATCTACGAGGGCTATAAGAATCATGTATCTCTATACGGTCTTGAGGCATTTTCAACCATGCTCAACGTCATGCGTAACCCCTCCAACAAAGAGGGTAAACTCCAACTTTCAGCCGCCCAAGCCGTTTTGGATGCAAGCACTATCCCGTACAAAGGTGGTGACCAGCAGATTGAAGCACCTAATGGTGTTATCGTCTTACCTGCGAAGAAGAAAGTAGAAATCAGCATAGAAGATGACGACGTTTAAACGTGCAAGGCGAGGACAATACGAACCTAAGCGGGCCAGAAAAGCAATAGAAATGCTCCGTATGGCCTATGGGCTACCTATCATCGCAGATAGAGTCTACAATAACCCTCCTTTCGGCTACTACCGCTCTCCATACAACGAAAGATTGATGCTACCTAATGTAAGACTCCTTAGAGCACTTCGGGTAGCGTACAAAGCATTTAATGACGGTTACACAGGCCCCGTACTGGTAGAATGGTACAAAGAGAATACAGGCTACGCCTTACGAACAGATACTTTCTCTAGGCTGTACCACTCCCGCCCTGTGTTCAAAGAAATAGAGGAACCATTACATGAAAGGGAAAGGCTTTACCGATCTGCCCTCGCAGAAGCAGAAACAAACGCGCAAGAAGCATACGAAGACCACCTTAAACAAGAAAATCCGCGAGGCAGAAAAGGCGGAAAGACGCTTGAAGAGCTCGAGCTACAGATCGAAGACTACGGAGGAAGCCCAGAAAAACTGGGAGGAGAAGCAGAAAGCCCAAGCAACGAAGAATAAGCTCAAGGGTGTTAAAGAAGTTATAGACAAAGAAGTCGGCATCATAGATGCTAGTCTCTTAGACGACCCAGAACTACCGGAAGCTGCCCGCACCGATCTTAAGAACACACCTAAGTTATTTGAACCTCTTGTCAACCCAACTACAGGCCGCTCACCTCAAACAGAGTTCCTAGAAGCAGGTGAAGATGAAGTTCTCCTTAGCGGCGGGCGCGGCCCGCTGGTGTGTGGAGAAAGCGTCCTCGTTGACGGTAAAGAAGTTCCTATTGAGCAGTTGCGTGTGGGTGACTGTATAGACCATTTGAGTAATAGAAAAACAGTCATCACTGACATACCGTATGAGGGGTTAGATGATTGTCTTGAACTTACTACAGAAACCGGCCTTGTTACCCGATGTGGGGAAGCGCATCTGTACCCAGTTTATGTGGACGGCACCAAAAAACTCCTACCGGCCTTCACTATCCAAGATTATTGGTTAAATGGCAGCACGGTGGAGTTGCTACAAGAGACTATAATGGATGGGTGGCAACCAGTATTAACTAGGCAATCTATAAGTGACATCCGTGCGATAGGAGTACACCCTGTTAGGTGTATAACAGTAAGTGCAGAGGATTCGCTTTTTAAAACTAATAGTGGTATTATAACCCACAACTCAGGTAAATCGAGTGCACTCATCGCAGCACTCCTAAGACCGGAATATATAGGTAATCGCAACTATCGAGCCCTTGTAATCCGTCGTACCATGCGAGAGTTACAAGACCTTATCTCCAAAGCCAAGGCAATGTGTAAGGATGCTGTACCCGGTACAAAGTGGCGAGCTTCCGAGAATAGAATATATTTCCCTTCAGGTGCCTTCCTAGAGTTTGGTTATTGTGAGGGCAAGGATGACGTAGAACGGTACCGTGGTCGTGAATTTTGTATCCTAGCAGTGGACGAATTGACGATGATTGCGGAGGAGGATATGTATATTGCATTGATCTCCTCAGTCCGTACTACCGACCCAGACCTACCTGCACAAGTGCTTTGCACAACCAACCCTTACGGTGTTGGCTTTCAATGGGTTAAGAACAGGTTTATTAACCAAGGACCTGAAAACTCCACTATCGTTGTAAAGTACAAAAATGATTATACCGGGAAGACCCATTATACTACTCGCAAGTGGATCACATCCAACTTCATGGATAATCCGCTTATTAAAGATTCTTACGTTGCATCTCTCGCCGCCCTACCTGAAGATAAAAGAAAGAGATGGTTAGAAGGCACGTGGGATGGTGGTGATGGCATGGCTTTCCCCGAGTTTGATCGTGCTAGGCATGTAGTTAAACCCTTCTCTATCCCCCACAGTTGGCCTCGGTTTAGAGCGTGTGACTGGGGATATAGCACAAGAGCTGTAACACTTTGGTTTGCTTTAGACCAAAATGAGGTTGCTTATATCTACCGGGAGTATTGTGCGACAGATGTTAACGCTGATGTCTACGCCAGAAAAGTTCTCGAGCTAGAAAAAGGCGAGCATGTACAGTACGGTGTAATCGATGGCTCAGTAGGTGATAAACGTGGCCAACCTATGAGTATTGAGCAGTTAATGCGTAAAGAGGGCTGTATCTGGCGCTACGCTGATAAATCCCAAGGCTCCCGCCTCGCAGGTAAAATGCTTATGCACCAAGCCTTAGCAGACGACCAACTCCTAGGCGAACCTAAAATACAGATATTTGACACCTGCACCGAGACTATAGACTCCTTATCTACCCTCCCCGCAGATGACAAAAACCCAGATGATGTGGACACCAAACATAAGAACGACCACCCGTGGGACGCCATACGTTTCTTCTTACTGTCCCGCCCACGCTACACATCATTCTTTGATAAACCAGAGTATAAAAAGCCCCCACCCGTAATCAACTCGGTGTTTGGCTATTAGAATTTCCTAAGGCAACGAGCTCAATCTGTCTAGGGAATATTAACCAACCTTAAGGAAACTACTATGAAAATGAAAAACGTACGAGAAACTGTCCCTGTTCGCGGGCAGGTTATGAAGAATAACATGGAAGCTACAAAAGACAAATCAGTTATGACCCCGAAGAATGACCTGTCTCTGTCTGCTACCTTCAAAAATGAAAAATCCATGCCTAACAAGCTGATGTCTCACAAATTTGAAGACGGTATGATCCCGGTTTCAGGCAAAAATTGCGGTAAAAAAGGCAAGTAAATTGCAAATCTTTGATCCAAAAACAGATATACTCTCCGCTGTACCTGACGGTGAGGCTCAAGATCGCCTGAGTAACGATTCTCTGTACAAAAAGCAGAGTGCGTTAGAAGGTCTGATCTATGACATCAAGCAAAAACAGACGATGGCTGAGGATGCAAGACGTCCACAGGAACAAATCTGGCTTGAAGACTGGAAACAGTTCAACGGAGAGTTATCTGATGACGAGAAACGTGCTGTAGAAGCTGCTAGGCAACGTAACGCCACTGCATCCGCCCTGACAGTACCTATCACCAAGACAAAAACTATGGCTTCCTACGGGCAGCTATGTGAAATCCTCTTTGGTGACGATACTTTCCCTGTCCATGTAGAACCTACACCTGTACCTGAGGGAATTGCCGAGGAAGTCTCGATAGTTCCTGAGGAAATGGAAGACCCTTACGGGTATGAAGGTGATGGCAGGGTTATTGAGCCGGGCACTACCCAAGCTACGCTTCTCGGTGGATTAAAAGACCGTGTATCACAATTTATTGGTGCAGGTAAAAAGCTCGTTGAGGGTAATGTACCGGGCGCACCAACTATTTCTCCTGCTGAGGAGACTGCTGCTAAGCTAAACAAGGTTATTCAAGATCAGCTAGTAGAGCAGAAGACTGAGCGTGAAATCCGAGCTATGATCCTTGAGATGTGTGCTATGGGCACTGGTGTAGTTAAGCGCCCTATGACCCACAGACAAACCATCCACAAATGGGAAAATAGTGAAGAGGGCTTAGTACACTCACCTATTATTAAAATTGTACCTAAGGCAGAGTTTGTTACTCTTTGGAATGTCTATCCTGACCCGCATGTACGGCGTATGGAAGAGGCTTCCTATGTTATCGAACGCCACAAGCTTAGCAGACACAAACTTCGCCGCCTCAAAGACCAGCCATTCTTCTTCAAAGACGCTATTGACCGCCTACTCCAAGGCAAAGGTAATTATGTAGATAAATGGTGGGAAGCCACCTCTCTGCTTGATAACCAGAATGAGTCTCTTGGCCCTAATGAGGAGTGGGAAGTCTTAGAATTTACTGGCTACCTAACCCAAGAACAGCTCGAGAACATCGACGGTATTAGTAAGGAGGAAATCGAAAAGTTCTCTGATCTTGTACCTGTGAATGTATGGATTTCTGGAGATGAAGTTCTTAAAGTTATTCTGAACCCCTTTGACGTGTATGACGCACCTTGGTACTACGCTGTACCGTATGAGGAACATCCCAACCAGATGTGGGGCAAAGGTCTACCACGCAATATGCGTAACTCTCAGATGATTATTAACGGCTCTATGCGTATGGCCGTAGATAACCTGAAGTTTGCTGGCTCTGTCATGTTCGAGGTGAATGAGAATAATCTCTCTGCCGGTCAGAACATGGACATCTACAACGGTAAGATATTCTATACCAATGGCGGTGCTCCCGGCCAAAGTGTGTACTCTATTACCACACCGAACGTAGCACCTAGCAACATGCAGTTAGCTGACAAAGCCAGACAGTATGCTGATGAGGAAACCGGCCAACCATCCTACTCCTATGGTCAGTACACAACCGGCCAAACACGGACTGCCTCAGGTATGTCTATGCTGATGAACGCTGCTACCACGCACCTGAAATCTATCGTTAAGAACTTAGACCAGTATCTATTAGAACCCTTAGGTGAAGCTCTCTTCCACTGGAATATGCAGTTCAACGAAGAGATTACTGAAATCCGTGGTGATGTTCGTATCCGAGCCAAGGGCACCCAAGCCTATCAACAAAAAGAAATCCAGTCACAGCGACTATTGTCATTCATGCAAGTAGGTACCAACCCTGCTCTTGCTCCGCTGATTAACTGGGAAAAGATTATTAAAGAGTTTGCTAAGTCAACTGGCTTAGAAGTGGATGATGTCATTAACGACCCCACCAAAGCAATGCTCTACGCAGAATTAATGGGAAAGGTGAATAATGCTATTAACCAAGGAACAGGCCAAGCCAATGGAAATCCTATGCCGGGAGGAGGTCAAGGTGGCTCTCAACCGAGCACTGGAGGTGTTAACCCACAAGATCAATCGGGATCAGGCGGCGGCAACATCGGAGTTGGAAATCCTGAAAGCTTCGGGCCAAATCAAAGCGGTTCACCAGCTCAGTAACCTCACCAAAGACATTGAAGCCGCCCTCAAAGGCAGAGCTTAATGCAAAGTATAGTATCCAAAAACCCCGATAACGGAAAGTATAGTTAACATTATGACTGTTATGCAAGTAGACGGCCAATGGGTTACAACACCTTCAGTACAGATCGGTGGTGGATATAATATGCAACCCCCTCCTCAGGTAAACGCACCCCAGTTAGCACAGCCTGCCAGTGACCCTGTAGATATAGCCCAGACCGGGAAGACATTATATAAAGGTTTGACCAGTAACAACCCTACGGTACTTCCCACAGGTGTTGCCAACGCAGTAGATAATTTCGGGCAATCTGTACTAGGTGTAGGTAATGTTGTGCCTTTGCAGGGACCTCCTACCCCCGGTTTTGTAGGCCCCGCGCCTGCCGGGACAGGTGTGGAAGGTGGCCTAAGCACTAATTTTAGCCCAGCCAACATAGCAGGTGGTGTAGCGGGAGGTTTAGCAGCCAATGCAGTATTTGGTGGTGGTACAGGAACCAATGTAGGCTCTGCTATAGGTGGTATCGCAGGCTCCTTTATACCTATCCCGTTCGTAGGAACAGCACTAGGCTCTTTTATAGGTGGTGGTATTGGTTCAATGTTTGGCAATAAAAAACCAAGCTCCAAGCGCCACACAGCCTCATTTGACTTCTCTAATGCCAACATCCTAGATACTGGTTATATGGAAGGGAAATTCTCTGATCGTAACGACAAACTATCCAAAGGTTATGCCAACCTCTTAGGTAGTATTACCTCAGGCTTAGGTGTGTTCGGTGAGAAAGAGCAGGGTGTAGGTATAACAGCCGATAACCTGAGAGGTTTAGGCTTCTCTTATGGTAGTAACGCCCCTGACAGAGAAGTAAAAGACTTTGACCAGCGAGTCAAGAACTTTAAGAGTGAAGGAGAGTTCCTCAACGGGTTCTTTGATGATTTCACAGAGAGATTCGGTGAACGCCTCAGCCAAGACCAGCGTAATGCACTGGCTACTACAGACTTCACTAGTGGTAACACACCAGAGAAGCTGGCAGAACTTGCCGGTAAACTCAACATCGACCCGAATAAAGTGCTCGGTGCCTACCAGAATATTCACGGCAGTTCCGCAGCTACCCAGCAACAGCAAATGGGCACACCTACTCCGATGGTCGCAGGTAGACAGAATACAAACTGGGACGATTTCATGCAGCGTAAACTAGAGCTGGAAGCTCAGCGTAAAGCAAAATCTATGCCTAACGCTACTGGTGCCGCTGCAAAAAACCAACAAGTACAACCCAAAATAGCCCCGCAATCCTCTACAGGAGCCTTAGGTGGGCGTACAGGTGGGCAGGTTAACACACAACCAACCTCAGGGCTTGGTAAGACTATATTTCAGGGTTTGGCTAATATGACACCTGAGCAAAAAGAACAACTTAAACCTATGATGTAGGAACATACAATGGCTTTAATGAACATTTCCGAAGAAGAAGTAGTACAAGAAGGCGCAATGCCGTCTGAAGGTGGGTCAATCATGGAGCCGTCTATGGAAGAACCCTCTTCAGGTGGTATGATGATCCCTGATGATGGTGGTGTTGACGAAGAGGAGTATAAAGAAGACATCCTCGAGAATCTTGAAGCACACCTGAACAGCCTCCCAGATGAAGCAAAAGAATTTCTATCTCAGTACGCAGTAACCCCCGAGTTTGCAACTGCTATTGGGATTATTAACGGCCCCGAAGTGGGTGAGTATTTCATGAGGTATGCCGATCCCTCCAAGACTGTGGTAGTACAAGACGTCCCACAAGAGCAGATGGCACCTCCCCAACCGAATATGGCACAAGCTGCGCCAGCCGCCCCAGCAGGGCAACCCCCAGCACAGAGTGGTGGTATCATGCAGCCAGCCATTACCTAATTCTAGGCTACCCGAGTAATCGGCCCCTGATAGTCTGGGATACTTCTATAACAGAAACCCCAAAGGATAAACAATGAGCACAGATGCACAACAAGTACCTGACGACGCTAAGGTACGCCCCAGTTTCAACCCGTTAAAAGCAACTCCCGAGGAGCTTGAACAGCGAATCGAAGAGATGAAAAAACAAGCTGGTCAACAGCCTACGGATACTGAAGCTAACCAAGAAACACAGGATACCCCGGAAGATACTCCTACCAAGGCTCCTGAACAAGACGATCTAGCCTCCGAATTGGAGAAAGAACGTAAACGGCGTCAAGACCTCCAGTCATACTCTGATAAGCGGTATAACGACCTTAAGGCACAGTTAGACCAGACCATGCAACAAAACATGGAGTTGGAAAAATTAGTCCGAGAGCTCAATAAACCAAAACCAAAGGCGCCGCTTTCCGAAGAAGAGTTTAATTCTCTGGCAACAGACTTCCCCAACGTAGATAAGATTGCTCAGCAACGGGCAATGCAAATTTACGAAGAGTTATCCGCCCCTCTGTATGATGAACTTCAGGCATTGAAGGCGGAACTTGGTAAAAGTAAGGAACTCACTGCAAAAGAGCAATTACGCAAACTTCATCCTGACTTTGAGAAGTTAGAGCACGACCCTGATTTTATTCAGTGGTACCAATCGCAACCTCAAGGCGTTCAAAGACTTATTTCAAACAACTCCAGTGTAGCTGAGATTGCACGGTGTTTGGATTATTACAAGTTAGAACGCGGTATCAAGTCAGATAAAGAGAAAAAACTGGATGCTTCAGCCGCAGTAGACACCAAATCACCTACAAAGGCTGCAACTACAACCCCACCGAAAACCCCTATGTCCGAGATTCGCGCCAAGATGGCTGAATTAACGAAGCGAGGTGGTAAGAAGCTGGAAGAGTATGTTGCTTGGTATGAAAAAGCTAAAGCTGAAGACAAAATTGATTTTAACAGATAATTAACTAAAGGATTATAACTATGGCTTACGCTAGCACATCTGGTTATAACAATCTTCCAAACGGTGTATTTGTACCCGAGATTTATTCCGCACAGGTCCAGCTCGGTTTCCGCCGGAAGACGTTTATTAACGAAGTTGTAACTACTGACTACTACGGTGAAATTCAGAAATTCGGTGACACCGTACATATTATTAAAGAACCAGACATCACGCTGCAAGACTACGCACGTGGTAAGAAGCTTGTACCACAAGACATCATCGACGAGGAAATCACCCTCACCGTTGACCAAGATGCAGCTTACAGCTTCCGTCTGGAAGACATCGAAGTTCAGCAATCCCACGTAGATTACGAAGGTATGCTGGTTGACCGCGCTGCCTATAAACTGGCACAACGCTTTGAAACCAACGTACTGGATGCAATGTACGCAGGTGTTGACAGCGGTAACGTTATTGGTACCACTGGTGCTCCGAAAGCAATCGGTTACGACACCAGCTCCGATGACTTCACTCCGCTTGAAGCTATTGACGAGTTGGTAACTACTCTGATGATTGATGACGTTCCTATGGACGAAATCTTCTTCGTAGCTAACCCGCGCTTCCTGCAACTTCTGAAGAAAGAAGACTCTAAGTTCATCGACGCTTCCGTTATGGGCACCTCTGAGTCTCCGCTAATGCGTCCTCCGCAGTTCTTCGGACGTATGCTGAACGGTGTAGATGTCTACATCACTAACAACGCTGTAACTGACACCAGCAAAGCAGTTCTTCTGGCTGGCCACAAATCGGCTACCGCAGCAGCTCACACTCTCGTTAAGTCCAAAGTAGATGATCTGGAAGGCCAATTCGCCCAACAGTTCTCTGGTCTGGCTATCTGGGGTCGTAAGGTTCTGCGCCCGACTGCACTGGCTGCTATGATTACTGACATTGCAACGTCTTAAGCTATAGGAGAATTATATTATGGCTACTTTTACTAACACACGCGCTGGTGGTACCGTTGCTGGTTATCATGGTCACGTAGGTAACGACATCTTCACACATGAGATTAACATTGCCGATGCGTTGACTAATAACTCCACGGCTACTACTGGCGATCAATTCGCTGTGGTTACTGTACCTGCTGATAGCTTCTTTAAGCTTCTGCAAGTAGAGAACGCTACGGCGCTTGATCTTGACAGCGGTTCTTCCCAGCAAATCGACGTAGGTGATGGTACTGATGACGACGAGTTCGTTGCCGCTGCTACCACTGAAGCTGCTGGTACTAACCACACCATCGCAAAACAAACCTTTACAGGTGGTCAAGTTATCTCTGCTTCGGATACTGTGTATCTCAAGCTGACTGGTGACAAAATCACTGATGGTTCTGCTACTGGTACGATTCGCTTCGTATTCAAGATGCACGACACGGCGCGTAATGCTCCGATGGACACCATCACTCTGTAAACTAAACTCTGGAGTGGGGGCTTTATGTCCCCCTCCTTTGTATAAAGGTTGATATGGCTACTACTTATCTTTCAGTTGTTAACGAAGTTCTTAAAGCACTAAACGAAGTAGAACTTACTTCGTCAAACTTCTCCTCTTCCACAGGTTTTCATGCACATGTGAGAGACTCCGTTAACAGAGCTATATTCGACCTTTATACTGAGGAGAATAATGAATGGCCTTTTGCGTGGGCTGAAGTCTCTGTAGATACTGCTGCGGGTACGCAAACCTACACCTTAGATTCTTCTGTCACCACAGCAGATTGGGAATCATTCCGAATCCAGAAGCCCCAAGTTACTGTATCTAGTATTACACAGGCTGGTGGCACTGCTACAGTTACCACATCTAGTAATCATTACCTAGTCACAGGCGATACGGTTTCTATCTATGGTGCAGACCAAGCTGCTTACAATGGGGAGCACTCAGTTACAGTTAACTCAACTACGGAATTTACGTATTCTGTGGATTCTTCTACTACCAGCCCCGCCACAGGTACTATCTATTGTTACCCACCTTTCGACGAAGAATACCTAGAATTTATGGGCTGGGATCAGTATCGTCAAAAGGGTTACCTAGAAAAAGACAGAAATACTGTTAACCCAGAGAATTATGAAAAACCGGAACGAGTTGTTCGCCGCTCTGATAACTCTTTCCTAATCACACCTAAACCAGACCGAGTCTACCCGATTGTATATGAAGGTTTCCTTATTCCTAACGCTTTGTCTGCTTACGACGATACTTTGGCTGTACCCGACAAGTTTGTACAGTTGGTCGTAGATAAGACATTACACTATGCCTATATGTTCCGTGATAATCTGGAGCAGGCAGACTACGCACAAGACCGCTACAAAGATAATGCGAATAAACTTCGCCGTATCCTTATCCATAAACCTATTTACATGCAACATAGCTAATGCCTGATCGCTGGAATAACCAACCTGTAATTTGCCGTGGCGGGTTGAGATTAGACATAGAACGGCAAGTCCTAGGTACGCAATTCCCCGGTGCGGCTATTGAGCTGTTCAACTATGAGCCCTCTGTAGATGGTGGCTATCAAAGAATTAAGGGCTACGCCAAGTTTAGCTCTACCCAAGTACCGGGTACAGGTAATATCCTAGCGGTACAACCCGCCTTAGGTGGTGTGTTTGTTATCCGTAAAACTGGCACAGATAACGCCCTTTACTATGGTACTGGTACAAGCTGGGGTTCTATACTAAATACTACAGCTAGGACTGGCTCACCTACCAAGGCTCGTATTAAGAGTTACAACATCACTGAGCCCGCCATTGTCATCACCGATGGTGTAAACCCGGCAGGTAAGTATGACGGTTCTAATTATGTACACCTTAATGGTGCGGGTGCGCCGACGGCTCCAAAGTACGCTACCACCTTCAAAAACAGACTAGTCTTAGCCCCCGGTTCCACCTCCTCTAGTTTTGTACTCTCTGCCCCCGCAGATGATGAGAACTTTGACGGTCAGGACGGTGCTATTGAGATTCGTGTGGACGGTACTATTAGAGGGTTGGCTACTTTCCGTGGTGAATTATACATCTTCTGCTCAGGCTCTATCCATAAGCTTGTAGGCGACACTGCCAGCAATTTCCAGATTCAGGATATTACCACAGACATTGGCTGTGTTAGCCACGACACAATTCAGGAACTCGGCGGGGATATTATTTATCTCTCACCTACCGGATTTCGTTCTCTGGCTAAAACTGAGCGATTTAACGATTTAGAGCTGGGTAATGTGTCCTCAGGTATTCAGAGTATTCTTACTCCTAAGATCAGTTTGGATGAAGACGATTACTCCTCTGTACTTATTCCTGATAAAAACCAGTATCGTTGCTTCTTCTTCGACAGTAATACCCCTGCTGAGGATACTGTCAACTTCTTAGGTAAATTAACTGATACTCCGATTGACCCCAAAGGCATCTACGAGTGGGCTAAGTTACAAGGTATGCGAGTGAGTGCCGCAGGTACATGTTGTGTATCTAATGGTGCCTACTTTGCTGATGCTGATGATGGCTATGTTTACAAGTTTGAGCAAGGTAACAGCTTCGACGGTACAGACATTGCCTACGCTTGGCATAGCCCTTATATGACCTTCGGTAACGCTACCCTTAGAAAAGTTCTACAAAAGGTAGATGTGTTTACTCAGGTAAGCGGGGCGATGAACGCACAATTATGTGTGAAGTATGATTTCTCTGCCTCAGGTGTACTACAACCGCCTTGTGTTAATTTAACCACTGATGCTGGTGTATTTACCTATGGTGGTTCAGGCTCAACCTATGGCACAGCTACCTACAGCTCAGTTACCTTTCCTGTGTTTAAAGAGAACCTTATTGGTTCAGGATTCACAGCACAATTCAGAATATCTGGGGAGGACTCTAACCCCCCACATAGAATAGACACATTAGACATCACTATAGCGCAGAAAGCGAGGAGATAACACATGGGCTCGTCATATACCCGTCAGTCAGCCGCAGGTATCCAAGATGGTCTTACCATCGAGGCTTCCGACCTTAACGCTGAGTTTAACCAATTAGAAGCTGCGTTTAACTCTTCTACCGGGCACAGCCATGATGGCACCTCAGGTGAAGGCCCCCAGATTAATTTAACCACCTCAGTAACAGGTACGTTACCTATTGCTAATGGTGGTACCAACGCCACAACCGAAGGTGGTGCAAGAACTGCTCTAGGCCTAGGTAGTATTGCTACACAGGATGCTAGCGCAGTTACTATCACAGGTGGTGATGCAACTCTTACTGGCGGCACTTTTACTGATGTATTAACTACCGATGTACAGGCAACAGGCTCAGCCGGGGTTATCATTAAGAACTCTGGTGGTACAAATGTTATAACCGCAGGTGGTGGTGCTGGCACAGGTGTATCCTTCGCTGGTGGTGTGACGATTGCAGGCCAATTAACTGCTTCTGCAAACTTTGTCTTTGACGGTGTAACCCACACAGGTACAACCGGCTCTGATGTTACTCTAGTCTCCGGTACAGCGGGCACTAATGGTAACCTTATTCAGTGGAACGCCGACGGTGACGCTGTAGATAGCTCGGTGGCTACTAACACTGTAGTCTTAACCACCAATAACCTATCAGACCTAGCCAATGCTGCTACCGCAAGAACTAACTTAGGTGTAGCTATCGGCTCAGACGTACAGGCTTATGATGCAGATACCTTGTTTGCTGACACAGCAGACACACTGACAGCAGGTTTTAACGTCACTGACCACAACGCAGGTACTAAATCTAGTGGCACCTACACCCCAGACCCCGCAGATGGCAACCAACAGTACGCAGTTAATGGCGGAGCACACACTCTAGCCCCACCCGCATCTAGCTGTACTATGGTGATTCAATATACTAATAATGCCAGCGCAGGGGCTATCACAACCTCTGGTTTTACCAAAGTAGACGGCGCTTTCACCACTACCAATGGTGACGACTTCCTCTGCTACATTACTGTGTGTAACTCCTTCTCATACCTAAACATCGTCCGGTTGCAGTAGCATGAGTTTGACCCCAATTACACCCCCTCCTAGTCAAGACTTCCCTGTGCTGTTTGATGGTAGCACAACTTATTTAACTGGGAGCTTAGGGTCAAACTTGGTTACGTCCTATACAGGGACTACAATGTCTTTCTGGGTTAAGTTTAGTAGCTTTGCTAGTAGCTTTGCTATATTCACAGGCAACTCCTCTTTGACATCGGATCACGAGGTAGCTTATAACTCCGGTACAGACAGATTGGAGTTCATATTCCTCGACCAGTTAGGGTCACAGGTGAGCGCGAGACATTACATAGCCAACTTTAGCACATTATACACCACAGGCCGTTGGTATCATGTCCTGTACGCAACCGACCCAGATACCTTTGATGATTGTTATATAAGTCATAGTAACGCTGGGACTTTAGTGGAAACACAACCCACTTTGGTTAGGGATGTGTGGCGAAGCGACGTAATAAGCCACGACAGTGATGATTTCCGCATCGGTGCAAACGGGTCCAATGCTGCAATCTTTAATGGTAGCATGTTTAATTACTGGTGGGATCAAAACCTCCTTGACATATCCAGCACATCGAACCGCCGTAAATTTATTGACACTAGCGGGAAACCTGTTGATTTAGGTGCAGACGGTAGCACACCCACGGGCAGCACCCCCATTTTATATTTAGAAGGTGGCAAATACACCTTTGGGCAGAACAGAGGGGCGGGTGATGACCTAACTATTGTAGGGGTGTTAGGCAGCGCGACAGATACCCCGAAGGATTAATTATGGAATACCTAGTCTATCTTCTAATACCAGTAACGATGTTCTTCTCTTATATGCACGGCAGAGGAGATGGCCCCGACTTAGTCAAACAATGGTATGAGTCTAAGGGGTATTATGTTGCTGCTATGGCCGTTTTAGGCGCAGCGTTAGGTTATTTAAACATTGGGTGGTGGGGGCTAACAGGAGCCTTAGTATCACCGATTTACTGGTTTGGTTTTAGATCAAGCCGCCAAGCTCACGCCGAACTGAGCTACATGTATCGTGTCAAGGATTACGATTTATTAAACATAGCCAAACAGTACCTCCTCCCTGTAGGAGTCTGTATTGTACCTATATTAGTGTCCCAACAATGGGTATTAGCAGGATTGCTCCCTGTACTTGTAGGTGTAACAGTGTTCATTGCAGCACTGACTCGATTAGACGAGAACCACGCCCGTAAGGATGAACGAAAAGCAAGGGCTATGGTAGAAACCTTAGGTAACGGTGTGCTAGGTGGCACAGCCGCAGCAGGACTCCTCTTAGCCCTAGTAAAATTAGTAGGATAATGATGTGGATGGACTCACAAACAGGCAAAGGGCAGCAGCATGGTTAGCAAGCTGGAACCCGGACTTTGTCGGGAAAGCAATAGTAAACGAAAAGCTGGAGATAACAGCGGTCAACGAACAGTTCTGCGAGATTCTGGGGATAACACCTGCGGAAGTTCTGGAGAGCAAGTTCACAGATGTGACAGCCAAGAAGGACAGGGAACTGGATCTACACAATGCCCAACTAGTCATGAAGGGGTTGTCGCCGGGGTATCTAATGGAAAAGTCCTACCTATTCAGGGATGGCCGCGAAGTGAGGGTATTGCTAATGGTCGTAGGGATTTTCACGGAAAACGGGGACTTCGACTTCTTTGTCAGTCGGATAGTAGACGCACCAAAAGTACAGAAATTATCGGTGCCTACCGCATCCCCAAAGGCTTGGTCTTGGTTAACTTGGATGAAGGATGCTTGGAAAGTGCTCACAGTTCTTGTGCCGATTGTAGCTTGGGTGATTTACGAGGTTGCAAAACTAGTAACCAAGGGCCAGACTACCTTTTCTTTACCGCTATAGCCGCAACCATAATTCTCATAGCTAACATAGCCACGGGTCAAGAGTTTAGTTATATGGACCTCCCACCTAGAAAACTTACTGAAATAGTAATTTAATTTACTAGCGTATTTTACTTGACAAATAACATAAACTATGGTATAATACCTTTATAGTAATTCTACTATTTAGACTGTACTACCAGAGTATAGGAAATTCTCCAAAATGGCAAACACATGGAATGTAGATACCGCTACAGAGTGGGGTATTAAGCAAGGCTTATTGAAGCCCGGTGAAAAGGCTACGGGTGGGTTGTTAACTCAGCGCGCCCAGCAAACAGGCCAAAAAGCCGCCTTAGATATGGCTGTAGCTAACGCTGGGGCTGTCACCGATCCTACTGCCCTTAAGAACATCAGACAGGCGTACCAAACTTCGCAGGCACCTAAACCTGTTACTCAGGTAATGTCTGAGCAGGTACAGAATCCTAGCATACCCTCTCAGGCAATTCAAGGTTATACTCCTCAGGAGATCACTCCAGACCAGTTAATGACTGGCCAAGGCACCCAAATACAGGGTGTACAACTAGCTGCCCCAGAGCAAGTAGAGCAAGTACAGATGGGTCCCGCTGCTCAGGCACAAGCCTACACAGTAGATGAACAAGGTGTATTAAACATCTTTAACCCTGAGACTGGTCAATACGAAGCTATGACTATAACAGAGGAAACTCCTCAGGCTGTAGCACAGCAAGGTGAAGTGTCTAGGGAAGCCACAGTTAAAGGTCAACTAGAAGATTTATACGCTGAAGCTCAACCGGGGGAAGTACCTGCTTGGGCTCGGGGTGCTGTTACCAACGCCAATGACGTTATGGCAGCGAGGGGGTTAGCTAATTCCAGCATTGGTAGTCAGGCTATCGCCGCAGCTATTCAACAATCTGCATTACCTATTGCCTCCCAAGATGCTACTACCTATTTCCAGATGGATATTAGGAACCTAGAGAATAGGCAACAAACAGAACTACAAAACACTCAGCTACGCCAACAAGCTCTGCTAACTGACGCTGCTGCTCAAAATGCCGCTGCCCAGTTTAACGCTCAGAGTGAGAATCAGACACAGCAGTTCATGGCTTCGTTGGTATCACAAATCAAAGAGCAGAACGCCGCCCGAATGAGTGCTATATCTCAGGTAAATGCTGCATCTGACAACAGATTCAAAGAACTGGAAGCGAACCTTAACGTAGGTGTTAACCAGTTTAATACACAGATTAAAGAGCAGATCAAAGCATTTAATGGTCAGGTAGAGTTACAACGCCAGCAATTTAATGCTACCAATGCTTTTGCTATTGAACAATCTAATGTTCTCTGGCGCAGAGGTATTAACACAGCTAACACTGCCGGTTTCAATGCCGCCAACCAAGCCAATGCTCAAAATGCGTTTAATTTATCTGCTAACGCGCTTAACAATATCTGGCAGCAACTACGTGATGATGAAGCATGGCTGAACACAGCAGTAGAGAATCAAAAAGATCGTGACTTCCAATATGCGTACTTAGCCAACCAGCAGAAGTTTGCGGAGTCTGTTAACGAGGCAGATATAACACAATATCTAGGTGCTGCTGCTAAGTATGCCTTACGAGCTGCCCCCGCTGTAATTGGTAGCACTGCCGCAGAAACTACAGAGGAATAATTATGGATATATTTGCTAAAGTATTTGATGGTGTGTCTGAGTCCTTAACTGATTGGGTAGGTGATATAGACTTATCTGACGTTGCCTCTTTCATAGATAAGGGTGCAGCCTTTGTGGAAGAAGATCAAGCACGTGTGGCTAAAGCCAAAACCACTGCCGCTAACATAGGTAGCTCCTCCAGTATCCGAGATGCGTACAAACCGTCTACCAGTAAACCTGCCGTAGCTATGTCCCCCGAGCAGCTAGAAGCTAGGTGGAAGTCTATGATTGCTGCGTATATATCTCAAGCTGAAGGTACCGCAGTACGCCCAGCAGCCGGGGATGTCCCATCATTCAACTCGGTACAACGACAAATTACAGGATAAACTATGCCCAACTTACTTGATGCACCTATTCCGGGGCAAAGTCTTACTCGCCCGCCGAAATCCTCTCCTATGGAGCAACCACCACGCTTTGTTAAACGGGAAGACCTCCAAGATTTCTTTTTCTCTGCATTAACCGCTGAGAAGACATTTAAACGTATTATCGTACTACTTAGGAAGGGTGCTACTGCTGAGAGTTTAGCAAGAACCTTTCTGTACACTGGGGTTATTGAGGGTTTATACACACCTGATCTAATGCTATTGACCGCTAGAGATGTCTATTACCTAGTATTGGCTATCGCCCGTGTTGGTGGTGTAGATAACGTCAAAGCTAAGAACCCAGACGAAGAGTATGAAGAATTTATGGAAACTCTGCTACCTACCTTAGAAGAGGAGGGTGCAGCTATTGACACCCCTGAGGAGAAGTTTGCTGCGGGCATATTCTCCGGTCTGAGTGATATTAGTAGCACACCTGAGGAACCAATTATGAAGATAGAAGGGTTTGAGTAATGGCATTTTTTGAAAGTTTTGCTAGGGGATTCTTAGGTGCTTCTGCTGAAATTGGTAGAGCTGAGTTAGAGCAGGAAAGTGCTATAAAAAAGGCTGCGGCCACTGCTAAAATCAATAAAAAACACAAAGCTGAATTACTTGAGCAAGAGTACGAGATTAAGCAGAAAAATAAGCTAGCGGAGATGGAACGGGAGTTTGAGCTGGAACAAAAACAAGCTGCCTATGATGATTATCGTAGATCGACATACCGCGCTGGAGGTGTTCCGGTGCCTTTATCTGAGTGGGCTTCAGGTGAAACAACACGCGAAGGACTTACTTCTGAACTAGACAGAATGGCGCAGCCCCAAGACCAATACATGAAAGAACTTCAGGCAATGTCTCCTGTTGAGTCTACTGAGCCTCTGTCTGCCAGCACTATGCCTGTAGTGGATTTAGACCAGCCGACACCCATGCCTCAGGAAACTCCTGAAGTTGCAGTTAACCCCCGTCTTCAAAAACTACGTCAAGAGTATGAGGAGCTTCAAAGAATACCCTCTAGTTTAAAAGACTCCAATGACACTCGTAGAGAGAGTGATCTGTTTAAGGCCATACAGGACATTGAAACCGCTGAAGCTGAACGTACTCAAGCTAAGAAAACCCGTAGCTTTGAGCGGTCTATTCAAGGCCGGTTCTTCCCTGACCAGATAGAAGGGTTTAACCAAGCTGTTCAAGACCCTATTAACTCTGTGTATGGCTTGTCTGAAGACGCCCTAGCTAACGCAGGTAATGAGGAGACATTCCTAAAGAGTAAGACTGACCCTGCTAGTATAACTGGATCGAAAGAAACCCTCGCCACTATTGGTAACAAAAGGCAAAGTGTCTCAGAAATCCGTAGAATTTTAGGCAAGATTGAAACAGGTGGCTTGAGTGGTTGGGTTCAATCTAACCAGACGATAGGGGATTTTCTACGGGCTACTATGTTACCAGCAGAGTATTCCAACTTTGCCCGCCAAACTAATCAATCAACACTTCAATCTAAATTTGATGACTTTGGAAACCAGTTATTGTCCGGCCCGCAGTCTGATAGGGATATTAAACTCCAACAAGGTACCACTATAGGTATCGGCGTGCCTATGAAGAGTAACCTTGAATGGGTTAACTTCATGGATACATCACTCCAGCGTGCTGAAGCATACTATGAAGCGAAGGATAAATTTGTACAAACCTTCAGCCAAGGGAATTTACCTGCATTTGACGCCGCTTGGAAAGATTATGCTAACACCTTCCCACTATCCGCCACCTACACCAACGCCAAAACAGGTGAGGAAGTGCCTGCATTTGCGATAAAAGACAAAGATGGTGTGCCCTTTATCCCCGGTTTTGCTGAGTACAGAGCTTTAAAAGCAATCTACCCAGAAGCTTCCCCTGAGGAGATAAAGAGGACATGGCATACAAAACTATCTATTGAAGATAAAAAAGAAATCATGAAAGTTGCTAATGACTGATTTACAAGCACTTAAAAACAGGTTAAACCCTACTTCTGCTACTGCGCCTACCTCAAAGGTGGATTTAAGCACCTTGAAGGAGCGCCTTAGGTCGGCTCCTGCTGAACCTGTAGAGGTTGAGTGGGTGCCTGCTGGTGAAGAGGTTACGCCTACTGAGGCAACTGCCCCAGAACCTACCACAGAGCCTACGGATTACAGCTTAGGTGGCTTAGCCGGTGTACAGGAAGACATCGCAGACTTTGTATTAGAGCAGGGTGCCCAGCTTGGGGATTACCTAAGTGGTTCTTTAGTTGACGCTGAGAAGTTTAAAAAAGAGCGTATGGACAAAGGTGAGGGTTGGTACATAGGCCACCCAATCTTCGGTGTGTCTGCTGATACTGAGTTAGCTCTCCGCAGTGCTGCTGCCCCTGTTTTGGGTACTGTACAAGCTGGTATAGCGACTATTGGTGGTAAAGAGTTCCTGCCCGAGACACAAAAATGGTTTCAGGAAACAGAGGCTAAGCGTCAGGAACTTGTGGATAACCTGTTTATGGGTGAGGTCACGCAGGTAGTCGGGGAAAATATTGTACCACTAGCTGGTGCTGCCAAGGCGTATAAAAAACTTAACGATATTAAAAAGTTCGGCACAGCATCGGACTCCCCACTAATGCGAAAAGCTACTAGGTGGATGCAAGGTCAATTCTCACGGGTGCCTAAAGGTGATGTCGCAGGGCCATACACAAGCATAATCCAAGGTGCGAGCAGACCATCTTTGGCTAAACGTCTGTTAATAGGTGCCCCCGCTATTGCTGGCGCAGGGTACGTCTTAGGGCTTACTACCCCCCGAGGAGAAGAGACATTTGAGAGCAGGCAAGTGGCTAGGGAGGAAGCCGCAGAATTAGGTGCTATGTTTAGTGCTGGCCTCAAGGGTGTATTTGAGATTGTTCCAGCGGTAGGTAAGACTGTAAAGAATATTTTAAAGCCATCTAATGAGTACCTAGAAAAAGGTTTGGCTGAAGAGTTTTACCTCATAACTGAGCGCATCAACCAGCAGCGCCTTCAGCAAGGCCTCCCAGCTATGCCTATACATAGAGCTATTGCTGATATGGATGAGTGGGTGAATGAGGTTGCCCGTATCAATAAAGAGTATGGTGCTAATGTGGCATTACCTCCTGAGGTGCTGATTGAGGCACCCCATTTCACTGCCTTTCTTCGTAGGTTTGATAAGAGTACAACAACACCTTTAGCGGAACTCTTAGGTGGCCCCAACAACGCAGATGAATACCGAAAGATATTCGCAGACAACGCTAAGAACTCTCCTAAGTCCCTTGAAAAAGAGGTAGATCGTATCTTTAAAGAGGGTAAGCGTACTGAAAAGGAGCTGCTAGAACTTGATGAAAAGATGGCGGCGTTGATGGAGGATACACCCACAAAGCCAGTGGCACCCTCTGATGCTAGGTTAACTGCGATTGAAGATGCCCCATTTACCCCCCAAGCCGCTAGGCAGCAACTAGGTACGAACTTCTTACGAAGAGTCTCCGAGGAAGGTAATAAAGCACAGCAGCGGTACGGCGCGTTCACAACCAAGATTGACCAATTACCTATAGCTGAAACAGAACTATCTGGTTACCTAGACGAGTTGATGGGCACCTTAGGTAAAAGAGCTGTTACAGACATGGATGCCGCAGCTAATATTATTGCGAACTCTCGCCTAGGGAAGACAATACAATTTAACCCTGAGACATGGGAAATCCAATACCCTACCAACGCAACTATTAAATACGCGGATATAAACAACTTAGTAACACAATTAACAGAGTCTCTTAATAAGAAAGATACCTCCCAGTGGGGTGCTAACGAGGGCTTAGTTCGCCAAGTTCGCGATTTCTTCGGTGCGTCTGATGTGAAAGATTATACACTTCTGGATAAAGGGCAGGCAGCTATCGTCAACCCACAGAGTGTGCAAAATCGCATAATTGACACTCGGGGTGGGTCAGAGTTGTTACAAGAACGTGCTGATGTTATGCGTCAGTACAAAGAGTTTCGCGATAAAGCCCGTGAATTTGATGATGTAATTGGTACCACACAGCAAGCAGCTATTAACACAGCACAGGGCGTCAAAGGCTCCACTGATGTGACTGCCATGTCCGACAAACTTGCACGCACGTTACTTAGGTCGAGAAAAGACTTAGATACTGTGGCTGGGAACTACCCTTCTGTTGTACCTGACTTGGAAGAAGTTATCCTCGCAGATATAGCTAAAAAGGCTGAAAGCCCTGCGGGGTTAAGTTTAAAAACCCTTCAAAAATACAGAGTAGACAACAAAGATGTGCTCTCTAGCCCGTATCTGGCTGGGGTTAACCGTCGCTTAGACACAATCCAAGACACATTAGAAAAAGAGAAGAGTATCTCCTCTGCACAGTATAAGCAAGATATGGATGATTTTCTCAGGTCAAAAGAGGCTAGAGCTGCTTTGGCTCGGCGGAAATCGGAATTAGCACGAACAAAGCGGAAACTATCTCAACAGGCAGGCGACGAAGGTTTATCCACTATCAGGAAGGCGCTAGATAACCCAGACACAATCCTAGACAACCCTGCGACTATGAAAGCAGTCTTAGGTTTTGCGTATAGAAACGGTGCTGCCCAAGATGTTAAAAACCTATACAGGGATCGTTTGTGGAACAAAATTAGCACGTTGTCAAAGAGCAGCACTACATCTGAGGTTGATGAGGCCGCAGACGTCTTAAAGCAGCTTGATGATATTACAAGTTCTCTGGTAGATCCAAATAAGAAACTCCAGCCTCAGCGGGAAATCTTCGAGATGTTGTACACTCCCGCCGAGCGTAAGCCTATCGAAGATGCTATTAAGCTTATGAGACGCTCCGTTGAAGCGGCGAATCTGCGAGGTAAAATACCTGATGAACCACCTATACAGAGTGCTGCACTTGAACTAGGTGCTATCTTAACCCGTGCTCTTGACCCTGCGGAGGCCACCCGTTTCGGGGTGTTAACTAGACTCTTCCAGAGGAATAGAACCAGTGAGGTTGTCCAAAACATTCTCGCCACACCAGAAAGTGCTATGCGGTTCCTTCAAATGGCGCAGAATCCTAGTGCAATGAACCAACGTGCTTTGATCGACAGTTTCGAGAGCCTCTCTGTACCTATCTACTTAGGTGGCGCATCTATTCTATCTGAAGAGCCTATCCGAGAAGCTGTGGAAACAGAGAATCTTAAACAGGGCGGGTACTCGCAAGATGATATTATATTTGAAGACGAGGAAACTACACCTGTACAACCTGAGGTAGAAGATGAACAAAGCTCTATTATGGATACTATTGGTGATGTGGCCGGTGCAGTTAGGGATACCATTATCCCACCCGCTTATGCAGGGGAAGAGGGAGGACGCCCCTTAACAGGAAAGAACTACGCACCTAAAGAAGTAGCTATGGTAGGTAAAGAGGTTGCCAAAGAAGTTGGCCTACCTGACTGGGTAGTATTAACCACCTTAGCCGCAGAAAGCTCTATGGGTAAGTTGGCCCCTAAAAACCCTATGCAGATATTCTCCCCCGCCTACAAAGATGCGATAGCCTTTGCCGGGGATAAGTACGGTTTACAGCCGGGTAATCGCACTCAAAGCCTTCGTGATAACATCTTAGGCGGTGCTGTTTACCTAAAGAAACTTATCAGTGACTTCAAGAAAAACTTTGGTGAAGCTCCACGTATCCATGAACTATACATGACATACTCTATGGGTATGACAGGCTACAAACAATGGCGAAAATTAAAGGAACAAGATGACAAACTTACTCCAGTGGCTAAGAAAGTTACAGAACAGCCTGCTAAAAAATACTTCTACGACGAAAAAACAGGAAGACCCTACAACTGGGAAGAAACCGAGCAAGCCTATCTTAAGCAAATGGAAGCCAAGCTCCGTGAAGCCAAAGACTACCTATAAGGTTGTACGAGTTACCTACACAGAGGATGGTACCTTTGGCGTACTCCTAGACACTGAAGGTCTACCTTTGTGTGTAACCTTAGAAGACCCAGATAATAATAATCAAAGAAACATCTCCTGCATACCGACAGGTATCTACAAGGTGAGGAAACACAACGGCGCGAAGTACAAGGATGTCTGGATTTTAGAAGATGTGCCTAACAGAGCAGCTATTCTGATCCATGCAGGTAACACTGAGGATAACACAGAGGGTTGTATCTTAGTAGGTCAATTCTACGGCAAGCTAGGTAATAAACCTGCTATCCTACACTCCAAAGTTGCACTAAAAATGCTACGCAATACTTTGCCCGACAATTTTACTTTAGAAATAACTAACCAACCATGGAGGTAATCCAAATGAAAGAACTCTTACTTGGACTACTACAACGATTCAAAGAACCTTCAAGCTGGGCTGCTATCACTGCTGCCTTAGTAGGTGCAGTACCTATGTTAGATGGCTCTGGCCAAGCCCTTGCTTATGTAGGTGCTGGTATTGCAGGCTTAGCTGCTTTCTTCCTGAAGGAAAAAGGCGATGCCAGCGAATCTTAATATAGATTTATCTACCTTTGACTTTAGACAACTGGCTCAGGCGAGGCCCAGTGGTACTTCTGCTGTGTCTCTCCTGTCCCCCAGTGCTAGTGAAATATTTATTGTAACCCAACTGGTGGTAGCAAACACCTCGGGTAGTTCTGCTAACTATAGTGTGTACCACGATGCTGACGGTACTACCTATGACCAGACCACAGCACTTGCCTATGAAGTTGATATGGCAGGCAACTCCTTTGACTTCTTAGATGTAGAGATACCTATGAATACTAATTTACATAATTTAGCTGTGAAATCCGGTACAGGTAGTGCCTTTACCTACACTGCGTACGGGTTTAAGAAGAAGACTTAATGACATATAATATTATCTTTGGGCTTGTAGCCCTCCTAGGGGGTGGTTTTGGGTATTTCCAATGGCAACTTCGCAGGAAAGAGATCACTAAATACAGAGAAATAACAAAGCGACTGAGGACATCTAATGACATCAAGAACGAACAGATTAGGCTTTTGTCTGCTGAGCGTACTAATGCTGGCAAGCTGCTCAAAGATGGAGACTTCTAACTGCGGGGTATTATTTGAATACTCTGAGGATTTTATGTCCGAAGCTGCTATCGACTATGATAACAGCCCCGCTAAGAGCAAAAGACTAATTGACGATTATGCTATTACTAGGAAGAGTATCCGTGCTTGCCTAGACAGAGTGTGATACAGCATACGATGTGTAATTCTATATAACTTTGTCAGAATATATACTGTAATATATCTAAGCAAAAAGAACCCCTAAGGAGAGTATCCCTAGGGGTTTAGTTTTGTACGGCACTAGGGGATGTTATTCATCCTCTGGATGTGTTAATTCTAGCAGTTTCCTAGATAAGATGTCAACTTGTTTTTCTAAGAGTTTCAATCTTTTCTGGTCGTTAGTTGGGCGGGGAGTGTACAATACCTCAAAATCATGCTTAGTTAATTTCTTGATAGTGTTGTTCATATCTACATAGCCTTCTTCTGGTCTTCTGCACCGAACAAGTGTCTAGCCTGAGCT